ATAACCCAATGGTTGGTGCTACAGTTGCTTGCGCAGTTGCAGTTGAAGAATCGTGGAAACGATAATCACAGGCTTGTTACCCGCATCGCAAAAGCAAGGATAAATAATGGTTTATCTATAACTGAAATATGTAAACTAACAGGATTGAGTTATGATAATTACATCAAGTATGAACGTGACGAAGTAAAGGATCAATATAAAAACTTTGATACTTTGAAAAAAATATCTGATGTACTAAACATAAATCTTATGAATGATTATTTGTCCTTTAAAGCACGCTCAAAGGAAAGAGTTTGTTCCTATATGGAATTGCACAATTTATCTATACGCAAATTGGCTAAGATATGCAATGTTAGTATTACAACAATAAAAAACTGGCGTAATGGAAAGTGTTCTCCCTCCTATGAGATGTGGCAGAGAATATTTAAACAATAGACTTTACAATTTGTAAAAAAATGAAAGCAGGGTATTATTTTAATGCCCTGCTTTTTGTTTCATTTTTTCTATTTTTGGCAAAAAAATAAGGGTGTGTCCGTTGTGACACACCCTTATTTTCTGCATTTGCAACCGATTATTAGGCCGTACCAAATACAAATATGTTTCAACTCACAAGCTATAACATTGTCATAACTGACATTTATACTATATCAGATTTATACTAATAATTTTTATAAGACTTTTATAAGACTTTTATAAGACTTTCATAAAACTCTGTCTTATAAATTTCTAATAAAATCCTTATAATTTTCTAATAAAATCTTTATTTCATAGAAACTATTCTTCCACTATCTCGTTAGCCCTTAACGATATTTTCTTTTTAACCTTTTCGCTTAACTCTTTAAACTGCGGTGTTATGCCAAATCCGCTTTCCATTATAACCATAGCATACGCATTTGCGTCGATCTCTGCACTTTGCAGATTGTATTGTTCTGTACCAATCTCAGTGGAATTTACATAATCCTGAAAAATCTCAGGGCAATTTTCAGCCTGCCATTTGTGCCTTAACTCATGAGCGATCGCAAACATTATGTCAAGTGGCATTTTGCCCATACGATATTTAAGTGCATTATCCGCAGGAACATACTCTGCTAGTTGTGTAGGTGTATGCAAAAACAATACTTCCTCGACTATCGGTTTAGTAATTTTCAAATTACTACATACTATTTCTATAAACTCAGAATAATTTACCATAAAATTGACCGCCTTTCGCTTTAGATAGTATTATTATATCTAATTATTTATATTTCGTCAAGCGTAAAAAAATAGGGTACTAGAAATTAATCTAGTACCCTAAAATTATTTCTGAACCAATGTCAGAAGTGGGTAAATACCAAACTCAGCATTGGCTGGTCTTGCGTGAATTGTTCTTTTATCAATATCATAATATCCGTAATAATTCATACCCGAATATGACGATAGCCACATTCCACCAGTAGTATCATAACCAAAGCCTGTTAAAGCTGTAGTAATTGGCTTATTTGCAAAGTATGGCAACTGTGACTCCATGCCTGAATTGTCATAACAACCTGATGTAATATAATGTCCGAAAATCTCAGGCTCACTCGGTAATCTAAGCGAATAGGATGTATAACTATCACTATAACCATAGTTTTCCACACTTCTTCCACCACCATTAAAATAAGTGTAACTCGTGGCTGATTTGTTAATCATAAGTGGTAATGGGTCTGAAAACTCAGCAAGATTATTTCCAAAAATATTTTTAAAATGTGCAGTATAAACAGGCATAACCTTTTGCTGAATGAATGTTTGAGAGTATGCGTGAACATCACCTAAACCTGTAGCGTTATCAATAACATTTGTTCCTATTGGTGACCCAAAAGGCATAAATGTATATGACCGTTTTCCACTTGAGGCTTTTGTAGTCCTAAGAAAATCCACAGCCACACATACAAAATAAGTATCATACTCTACCGTTTTTGTACTTTCTTCACCATTAACAATACAAGGAACATTTTCAATAGTTCCTTTTATTTTCAGTTCTGTACCAAGACCTAATTCGGAAATATTGCCACAATTTATTTGACCGAGAAACCCATTTATATTATCTGGATCATTACAATTCCATGTTCCACCTACGGTATGAGCATTACGATTTAATTTCTCCATGCGAACACAACTTCCACTCAGAATAGATATTTCATCTGCGTTTCTTTTAACTGAGGTAGCCAAATTTTCTATTTGGCTTGTAATATCTGCCGTACCGTCATTGTTCATAAGCTCCGTTTGGTTTGCTAGTGAACTAAGCTTATTATCTGTTTTATTATATATACTTACACTCATTTAGTCTTTCCACCACCCTCATTATCCTCGCTTTCATACTTTTCTCCTGTGATTTCCTCATACTGCTCAGGGGTTATCTTTCCCCTGTCAGCAAAATCTTTGACCTGCTCGGCGGTGTACAACCCTAAATCGTACAAACGTTTGACTTTCCTATACATTGTCGTCACTCTCCTCAATTAGTGTATCGGTCATCAGCGCAGTATATAGCACCTGTGCTTCTAGCTCGTCCACCTTTGTAGCCTTCTTTGGCTGAAAGTCTTCGGTGGATAGTCCCATGCTCTCGACCATTTTTTTCTGTAGCTCCGTCATGTTGTACCTCCTATCTCTGACAGTTTAACGATGTATTCCTCTTCGCTTGGCACTGGTATGCGATAGCTGTCGTTGCTGTTTTTGAATGTCACTGAACCGCCTGCTTCAACCTCAATATTTCGCAGGAAGTCATCTGGTATCAGGGTTGAAATGTCGGTGACGATTGGGGTATCTAACGCTTTGATTGCCGTTCCGTCAATAGTGTTGTTCTGTGTATAGGTCTTAGCCTCATAGTCTGTCACATTCCCCTCAATGCCGTAGCCAGGCAATGCTTTGATGGCTTCGGGGATTGGGTGTTCGTTGCGGTGATATGGGGCGTAGGCTGTCGGGGTGTCGCCCTCCGATATCATGATTTCACATTCAGATAGTCGTTTAACAACATCAGCCGATGCAACACTACCGTTGCCAGCATATACACCTACATATAAACATCCGTTATCTCCTGTTCTGTATGACCGATTGTCTGATGTTTTTCTAAAATCCAAATACGGCTGTGAATTTACAACAGTATTCACATTCATTAGAAGAATTATCTCACTGGTTTTATCGGAAGTAAAACTTAATGTGTACGTGGTGTTAGGTTTTAATTTTATCGCCTTACAACGATAACTATTTGCAATATATTCATAGGTATCACTACCAACTTTCAGCATATCAGTGCCATAATACAGGTTAGCTCCCTGCTCTATAATGCTCTCTGTGCCTGCACTGACAACCTCCCCAGTGTTATATGGGTAGTAGTCAGTAGGGAACATTTTCTCAAATTCTTCCACGCTCGCTGGTTCGTTTCCTGAGCCGAACATGGCGGTGAGGTCAAATAACTGCAATGTAAATCCGTATGTGCCTGCGGTTGCGCCTGCAAATGCACGATAATACAGGGCACCATTTTTAACGCTAGGTTGCAGGGAGTATATTCCCTTTTCAGTGGAATGTTCTGACTCGTATCCGTTTGAAATATTGGCATTGTTATCGCCAAAACGCACTACAACATTTGCAGTTGGGTTGCTTGCGTCTTTTACGCATTTCCCCAATACCTTATGACCATGTGCGCTAATTATATTTGACGTGTCAGCTTCGATACGGCTAATCCACTTATCCTCGGTAACGTCTTCGTCAATTGTTACTGTGACATGGATTATGCTGTCAGGTATCAGCTGGTTAAACACAATCGACCTACCGCCAACATTCTTAACCGACATCAGCCTACCCCCTGTAGGGACGGTCTTGGCATATGCCGTATCGCTGTCAGTTTCAAACCTATGTGTGATACCCTGACCCATATCATATAACGCATTTACACGTCTTGTCAGTTCCTTGTCGGTCAGCTTCACGTTAGCTATTTCAGCCGTGTTTTCAGCAATTTTCCCAACAGCGGTCACATAATCTTCAGGCAAACTGTCAGCCACCGCCTGTGCTGTCTGTGAGGCAGTTTCAGCGGCTTTGCGGTCTGTGGCGACCTGTGCGGCTATCTTTTCCATTTCCGCTTTATCGTATAAAATCACCGTTTCATCATCAGTGATATATACGATTGTTCCGTCTTTTATAGTGGATTTATCAACAGCTTCCCACTCGGCTTTTGTGCCAATCCATTTTTCGCTTTCAATCTTGTTACCTAATGCGGTGACAGACTTTTTAGCATTAGCCGCCATACCTCTAGCAATAATATCTGTAGCCATAAATCCACCTCCTTAATATGTGATCGTTCCCCAAATTTTGTTTACACCCTTGACATTTTTAACAGTTACACTATAATAACCACTAACATCTCCTGCATAAACATTTTCTGTTGTAATCGTATCAACTGTTGAGAAGTCGCTCAGATCAACCATCATAAGCACTTCCTCTGCACCATTCTGAGTCAGTTTTCCTACAACCTGAAAACTACCAGTTCCCGAAGCCTGTACTTTAAAATCAGCACCAATGCCAACTTTCAGCTCAAAAGCTTTTCCGTTTTCATACAGGTTTCCGTTTGTAGCACAATACGCCATAGTTTATCTTCCTTTCGTATAACTAAAATATAACAAGGGCGAAGCTGTGTTACCTCGCCCTTTAAAAACAAAAACAATTAGTATTACTTAATAGCGCTTGCAAGCTTCTTGATAAACTTCTCACCTGCAATACTATTCTGCTTATAACCCCACTTTTTTAGCAAAGCATTAACAGCCTTTTCAGTGCCGTCACCAAAAATACCGTTCTCATCAAGTGTGACATTGTGAAGTTTTCTTGCCTTGGCTATGATAAGCATTTCTTTCAAGGCAAGAACACCACTGGTCTTATCGCCCTTTTTATAGCCTGACTTTTCGAGTGTTGGTAGCTTCTTTGTCTTAGTATATCCGTTCAGGTTTGCCGATTTTATTTTAGTAGGAAAATCTGTGTAACAATAATCTACGTCAACATTGCCCGAAATTCCGTCTATCTTACCAGTGCTAGAATACTGCCACATATCATGCTTACCATTGTAATTGCATTTCCTATTATACTCAGCAATCCAAAGTGTATATCTCTTTGCTACGTCAGAAGAGATATAATTCTGCAAAGGAGAACGGCTCATATAAAGTCCAGCATAGTAGCCTGCCTTTTCTATCTCGCCACAAAATGCCTTTACGATAGAATCGCAAAATGCCTTACCTTTATTAAACTGTGAACGTTCCTCTAAATCAAAATAAATAGGATACTCAAACTTTTTGCCTTTGATTACCTTAAGACAAGCCTTTGCCTCTTGCTTTGCTGCTTCTACTGATTGTGCATATGAATACCAATAAACACCACATGGAATACCGTTATTCTTACAACCTTTATAATTCTTTTCAAATGTTCTGTCAATCTGATTTGGATATGTAATAGCATCACCATAGCCAGCTCTCAGTATAACAAAGCTTACATTTCCTTTTACTTTAGCCCAATCAATATTGCCCTGATGTTCAGAAACGTCTATACCCTTAATAGTCATATGTATACTTCCTTTCCAATTAATCTTCCTTTACAGGCAGTTTATTTAATTCGTCTACACAATTATGTACAAAACTATTGCCACCAATAGATGAATAGCTTTCGTATAGTCTTGCGAGATTTTCCTTTTCGTACAGTGAAATACTATTTTCTTTCATTCTTGAATTATAAATCGCTAAAATAGAATTTCTCAGCGTTGCCTGCAAAGCCAAACTTTGTTTTCGCAACTGAGTTTCCATGCTTTGGTTCTGTTCTACCTGTCTTTCCACTAATACTGTTAATTTATCTATTTTTTTATTTAGATTATCTTTGCCACTTGTTTTTGAAATCCACCCTACAAATCTATTCCTTATTGGCTTAACAATAATTGTTATCAGTGCCAAAATGGTTGTAATACTTCCACAGTAGGTAGCAATTTCCTTAACTGTGTTCATAATTACTCACCGCCATTCTTAACCTCGTCAATAAAATCTGTGAGTGATTTATAATTCATATCTTTAACGGCACTTTCAAGCAAGATAACAAGCTCTATATCGGAAATCTTAATACCCTTTTCTTCAAGTAGGGCAAGCATGGTTTCTTTAGCCTTTTCAAGCTTTTCTGTGCCGTGAACGTCTTTATAAATCTGTTCTATGTACTTAACCGTTGTAGCCGCCACATCTTTCTTAATGCTGTCATTTGCGATTTTTGTATACTTCGATTTTACAAAACCGACAATAGCCGTCATAACCGCTGTTAAAATTACAGGCAAATACTCTGTAATCATCTGAGTAATAATCTCTTTCATAACTTTTCCTCCAATAATAAAAGAGGGTTGTTAGCCCTCTTTCTATTTCAGTATTATTTTTATATGTTTTTTATCAATACGTTTGATAACCCTATAACCACTATCTGACTTGGTTGCCACGCCATTCACACTAGCCGTACAATATCCGTTGACCTCACACGTTCCGTCATCTTGAACTACTAACTGTCCCAATAAGCCAACTTTGTCATACTCTTTTCTTGCCCCACGAGGGATATATTCAAGCGTATCGTTATAGTTTTCACTGACTATAGGATTGTGTGACTCATCATAAATCAACCGTCCATAAACATCTGTTTTATATTTATCATGCCAATCTAATTCAGCAGAGTTACCAACAATAGATGGGTTGGCTGATATAACACCAAGGATATAGTCACCCTTATTTGCAAGTTTGATTTTATCACCGTCAAGCGTAACGAATAATCCAACTCTGTCTTGATTTTTAGTGTTACCGTCAAGCCATTCAAAATATTCGGCATAGTCAGCGCCAATAGTTTTGTATGCACCGCCAGCATAAACATTGCCTGAAAAGTCCACTTGCATTGCAGAATTTTGAGTTAGAGAACCATCTTCTATATTATGACCGTTCCCTATATTAAATAGTATACTTGCATTTTCCGAGCTTTTATAAGTTGATTTTGCATTAATACCTATAACGGTTTGGTTATCTGCCGTGGCGTGATTCCATGAACCTGCGACAAGACATCCATCATAATTAAGAACATCATTTTGATCTCCAAACACGGCGTTATATTTTGCCATTTGGTCTTTAGTTTTGTCACCCTTAACAATATTCCATGTGCCAACTACAATACTATCAGCTACACCCTCTAGCATATTATTCATACCATTAACATATGTATCACGAGAATTGAAAACAGTATTTTTTGCACCGCTACACTCAACCGCCACACTATATTCAGATGTATTCCACATACCGCTGACGTGATTAGAAAAACCACCAACGCTAGTATTATTAAAACCTGTTAAGGAATTTAAACTGCTATTTCCACGAGCATAGGGTATATTGTTAGTTTTCATTTCTGAAAAATCAATATAATTATTGCTGTCATAACTATATTCGTAGCAGTGGTTTGCTTGACCTTCAACATGGTTATAATCACCATGAGCAATATTTTCGAGATAAATAGTAATCTGTTTTGTTCCATCAGGGGTTATAGTATACCAATAAGAATTGCCATAATAATTAAACTTTTCTGAGATGTGTCTACTACCACCACTATCAACGTATTCAACAAATCGTCCTACGCTAGAATTTTGACTTCCTAGAGGTATAGGTTTGCCATTCCTAATAGCAATGTAACCAGCGTTTATACCGCCACCACGGAAATAGATCCACACACTGTCTCCCATGCTTAAAATCTCACCTGATTTATTCAGAAAAGATTTTTCAGCACCATTATACTCTAATAGCGAAACAATTGCTGTACAGTTTGTAGAGTCATAGCTTTTAACTGTTCCGTAGGTGTAACCAAGTGTTTTTTTGTTGTCTTGGCTTTCCTTAATTAGCTTATTCATTTTAGACATTCTACACACCGCCTTTACGAATAATCAGCTAAAACCATTTTGCAGTTACCCACATAATTAACACCATTCATTGTGAATTTTACAACAGTTCCGTCAGCAGGAAACACACTACTTTGCCCCATATAAACATAGAATATTCCGTCAGTTTTAGCAGCATACTGACCCTCAATTGTGCTGTTCAATGGTATATTAAAATCAACTTGTGGTACAAGGTTCGTACCGCCATTGTGCAAACTTTGACTAAACATATTATACAAGCTTGCCATTTTGCTTCCTTGATGACCTGAGTTTGACGTTGGTGTAAAGAAACCTGTAATTTCTGTATTGTCAGATAGTTTTCTCATTTTTGCAATAGCCCCACCTAATACATAGTCATTATCTCTACTTTTGAACAAAATTAACATTCCTTGACTTGTAGTATATAATATAACACTATCAAATTTGCCATAGGTAAAGCTGACATAATCAGCATATGGTGACGTTTGGGAAGAGTCATATTCACCACACCCAGCCCAGTAACGTGACTTTGCAGGATCAAACATTATTCTAAAGTACGTTGTACTATCAATCCAAAATGTCAAAGTGTTATAATCAGTGGACTCACTGTCAGGATAATTTGTTTCAATTTTGCTCCAAGTCCACTTATCTTCAAAAAATGTTTTAAGGTCTGCGAACACGGTTTCTGATGAAGTTTGATTTGGTATGCAAGTATAAGTATTTATCATTAATTATCACCGTCCAATTCTGCATTACCGCTTATTCCAATAGCTCCACGAGCGTTAGTGTTTGTTTCATTCATATCAACATAATTGATGTTATGTTCTATACAGTATTTTACAACAGGCAAACAATTTGCGTTTGTAGTATCTGTTATACCATTTCCATATGCGAAAATAGTTCCGACTTGTACATTATCAAGGGTACTAAAATCGGTCATAGTTAAATTATTATATTTCCCAGTTTCTGTATTTAAAGAAGTATGAAAAATAATTTGACCTACGCTTTGACATTTGATTGAGTCGTTAGCTAAAATGCAACCATTTGGAATAGAAATGCTGTTTACAGAAGTAACCTGAATAGCATTGCTCATGATTTCAGTTGTACCATTTGCTACTACAATATCTGATTTACTCATTGAAACACGGCAGAGTTTGTTCCCTTGGTAGAGGTTATTATCAACGACTTTAAAAGTAGTATTAGAACTATCCACAGTAAACTTGTTTAATTTAGGACAATTATTAAACCCTGTAAAGCTAGTCAAAGAAGCTCCAATAACAACCGTTGTTAATGCAGAGCAATTATTCACGCCCGATACAGACAAAGCCATACTTGGAATATAAAATGTTGTAATAGCAGCGTTATTGTTTAAACCACCAATCTCTTTTACTTTTCCGTCACTCATGAATGACAAACTTTTCAATTTAGGGCAGTTATTAAATCCGTTTACTATTTCGCAAGAACTTTCAATTCTTAGAGTTGTCAAATTAGGCATATCGTTACAACCCTCAACGTCAACCACATAGCCTGTAGTCGCTGAAGTTAATGACGCTAGATTATTCATACAGTTCTCAGGTACAACTTTTAAGCTTGTACTATTTGTCATTGGTAATTTTGTCATATTAGGCATATTGCAAAATGATCCGCTTTCAAGTGTGATACCATTGCTGTCGGTCACATTGCCATAAATTACAACATCAATCATATTACCACTATAGCCATTAAAAGCGTTTTTAGGTATTTTAGTAGTACAATTACCCGATTGAAAGTCTAAACTCAGATTTATGTTTGCTGATGTATTACTTCCAAAACCATCGGTATCGTTAATGTTAGTAGATCGCCCAATTTGTATAGTTTGAAGTCCAGATAAATCTCCCTCAATACCTTTATCCATAAGATAGAATCTTCCCTGTACTGTTGCAGGATAAATAACTAAACTTGTTGTTTCTTTATTTACATACACTACACATTTATTTGTAGTTGCCGCTTTGATGTTTAAGTTTCCAACAACATGACTTCCTTTTAGTATCTCGTTTTGTTTTATTTCTTCGACACCTGTTTGCTTATCAACTGAAACCATTGGTGTGAAATTCAAGGTATAAGGTAGCTCCAAACCATTAACGAATGTGCTATTAGCAAGAAACGATTCAGGGTGTGAAATATCACAGTATACTATAGGAAATGTAATCTTGGTAAGCTTTTTGCAACCTGATAACACACCCTTGCTAGTCGAAATATTTGAAAGATTAGCAGGGAAAACAAAGTCTGTCATATTTTCAAATCCGTTTCCCATAGGTGAAGTAAGGTAGGTAGCTTTTACTTTGGAACAATCTATCTTTGTGGTTGTTTCTTTATCAAAAGCATTGTCAAAATTAGTTAAATCATCACTCTCAGACACAATAGTTGTATCGTGTGTACCCAAAAAATAATTCTTTTTAAATGTTGAAATTGTGTTTGTGTTACGTCTGGCTACTTCGTTGTCATCATAACGTATCAAGCAACGTGACGGTGACATAGATTGAAATTCTACCGTACTATCTGCCGACAATGTATTGGTAACTGTAACTTCATTTCCTGTTATCCATTGAGCTATCAATGTTGTGTTGTTATTTGGTACAGTGTATACGTCACCATAATTGTATTTATTGCCTTGACTATCCGTCCATGCAAACAATTTATTCTCGTTATACATATCCCCACCTTGTAAAACGATTTGTTTATTAGGGGTTTGGTTAATACTTTTATAAGTGATAGTGTTTCCATCTTTGTCCTTGCCACCATTCGTGTTATAAGATATTGTCACTGTATCACTTAAAGTTTCACAGTAAATCGAAATACAATCTGTATCAAATGGCAGCCATTGTAGATTAGTGGCTTCAATACTCATTTCAGTAGCCGATAAAGGCATTGTAATAGAATTTACGATAAATAACTGTTTGTCAAAATTATAATAATCATTACTAACCCTAACGGTATTATCAACATTCAGATGTGGAGTGATCGGCAGATTATAACTAATACCTGTACTCATACAAGTATGTTGTAATAACATATATTCGGCTTGTTGCCTACACTTTTCCTCTCCGCTTTCTTCACTTGTATCTCCTAGGGGTATATAATAAGTGCCACCATCTAAGCCCTTATAGCCAATAGCATTTATGTTTACAGGTGATTGTGGGTTTTCATTTTTAGCTGTGTACGAATAAATTTCACCACTTGTATTGTCTGTTGTAACTGTAATAATGTTTACACCGTCATAATTATAAGTATAATTAATATCCGTTTCTGTAATTTCGGTTTCACTCAGTTCAAATTGTGGTGACAAATGGCGATACCAAGAAGGTAAATTATAGTTAAAAACTCTTTCCATTCTCAATCTGCCATTGACATCATAATAGATGTTAGCACCATACATTTCGGCAATCTTGTCAAAAATCTCACCAAGATAACCGCCCTCATCAACTACAATATCGTCATACAGAGTTACATTATAGAATATAGGGTCGATAATCGGCTCAACAGGGTCAAGAGGTATATTATTACCCAAATCAAGCATAAGCGTGTCCTTAATTAAAGTCGCAATATTTGTTCCTTTTTTAGAATTTGTAACACTAGCTTGATACTCAACAAGGCACATTCTAGCATTTAATGTTCCATCAAGAAAACCATATTTGTCAACACCCTCAACATTCAATCGTCTCCCATTAGAGTTTGCCGACTTTGTAACAAAAACACCTTGCGGAAACCAATAAATATTCTCATCAACTTGCAAGCCGATGAAGATCTTGAATTTTCGATTGTACCAAAACGGACTATCCTTTTGAGTTAAGTATTTACCGCTTCTATCAATAATAGATAAAGAGCAAGACCTACGGCAGCCTTGCTCTTTATTAATTGTTATTGAACCATCTGTAGAAGATAAGTCACTTGTTATTTCGCCAATAGCACCTTCATAGTGTGATAAAATTTCCATTTTAACATACATTTTTCGCATTGGCTTATGTAACTCGGCAAGATAAGCATTGTCTATTTTATTATAATAATCCATAATACTTTCCTACCTCCTATCTAATAATTATTACATCATTTATATCTTCAACTTCAATCCAATCATACTTAATATTAGTCAGCCCTAATACACTTGTGCTATCATAAATTCTAGTAGGGTTATCTGAGATATTTATAATCCAAACATCGCCCTTATGAGATTTTAACATAAAATCATTCTTGCCTTTAATAAATTTAGTCCATGCTTTTACTCTGTCAATATTATCGACTATTTGCCCATCAGGGCAATTAATTGTTAAAAGATCAGCAGAGAAAGAACCACTCTCATAGTCTGTTACTGTTCTAGTTGTTTTTGGTTTAATACCTGTTCCTGTGTGTACTGCAAGACCAATATTTGATGTAATATCATTATCGGTCATACCTGTTATAAACTCCCAACACTCAGAAATAGCATAATACTTTTTATTATATTTTGTACCCAAATTAGTTAAAGAGTATATAAACCAACCGTCTCTATCTACCGATACTTGCTCTGATTTATATGGTTTGTAATCTCCGTAACAAACATAATATTCATAAGTCTGCTTATTACCAACTGTTGTGTCAAAAAAGCTCTTTGTATTAGTAGTACCAAGAAAAACATAATCTTCTTCATTTACATTACGTCTAAAAATCTTTGCAGTACCACTAAGAGTTGTATTCCATGACAGCATTGCTATACGATTATTAATTATTAGACAATTAAAGTTGTTTACTAAATCACCTAACTCGTTGCCTTGGAACGATATTCTTTTGCTAAAATGATACATTTTATCGTCAAGTGTCATAATCTCACTAACAACACAATACGAATTTCCTGCCTGCATAGCATAGAAATCATAGTCGAGTCTGAAATTATAAATTGCAGGACTCTCGCCAATCAATTTCTGTGTTTCACTATAAACAGTAAATTTTGCACCTTTCACAAACTGAGTATTTGCAGGGCAATAAATTATAGCCATTCCAGTAGCGGTATTGTAGTTAGAAATAAAACCATTAATACCCTCGGTAACATGACCCTCTGTTCCACTAGGCTCTACCTCTATAGTAATACACTTATTTACTATATTTTCACCTATACTTTTACCAAGATTGACCTGAGTTGTATCATTTGTGCTGTCCTGAATAGTTCCGTCATAGACTACACTTGAATTAATTATTTGATATAAATAATACTTATAATATTTCAAGCCAACATGATTAGGGTGAGTGTACGTTGTTTCACAATGTATTGGTCTAGTAGAATTGTTTTCATTCACTTCAGCCGTCACAATACAATCAGGGTCATTTCTGCATTTTACATAATGCGGTTTATCTATAAAGTAATTAGTAAATATCCTAAATTCAGTGCCTACTGTTGGTGTAGTTGTAAAAGCAGATTTCAATGTAACCATGCCTGTTTTGTAGTCATACTTTTCAATAAACCTACGTTCCTCACCTATCTCCATGTATGCACCACCAACTAAGTAATTTGAACCGTCAGCACGTTCATAATAATAAGCGTCTTTCAAATTGCTTATTTCTTTGTTTATGTAAAATGATGTTGAAGAACCTGCTCTCTGAATTTTTCCACGGCAGAAATACATATCATACAAACCAACACCATCTCCATATTGAGTGTCGTCAGCTATGGTTGTAGGGTCTGTTTGAAAAAGAATGTATCGATATTGGTAATCATGACCGTTCTCGGCAATATCGTTAAAAACTAACTCATTGACACCGACTTTATCACCATTGTAAAAGGTGTTTATGTCACCACCCTTTGGAAAATAAGAGTGATTAACTTCACCTGTTTTAAGGTTTGTGTACTCGCACAATGCCCAACGCATAGCCGAACCTGCCGTACAATTAAACTGATAGCTGAAATGCGGAGCACGATCATATTCACCATTTACGTCCTTATGTTTATCTATCTTTACAACCTCATCATTAGGAAATACCAATGTAGGAGTCATAATCATTTTTTTCACCTGCTACTCAAAATATGGACAAATATATCCATATCGAGAAAATTCCTGCTTCAACCTATATGCTTTTGTCATAAGACTACTCACAAGTTCTTGTATAGTCCACAGGCGTAAATTCCCGTATAGCCTACGGTACATACCTACGTTAGCTTGTTTATGCTATCTTGTAGGTTTGACAATCTCGCAAATTAAGACTTGCATTATAATCTCTATCCTCTGTATAACCACATTCACAACAATGGTATGTTCTATCCGATAATTTCAAATCAGATTTGATACAACCACAATTATGACAAGTTTTGCTAGAAGGATAAAATCTATCAACGACTCTTAACTCAATCCCATATTCGTTACACTTAGCAAGTAGCTTTGTCCTAAATTCAAAGAACTTTTGCTGTGCGATTGATTTGGAGAGATGTCTATTCTTCATCATACCTGATATATTTAAATCCTCAATAGTAATCCACATTGGCTTGGTTTTCACCAATTCGGATATTACCTTATTGATATAATCTGTTCTTATATTGTCAAGTCTTTGATGAATTTTCTGTACTTTTAACTTTTGCTTTTGGATATTTTGTCGAGTAGCTACTCCTTTCATATTTTTATTAAGTTTCTTATAGCTTTCGTATTTCCTCGATAAGCTACGTTGCTCACGTCTAAGTTTCTTTTCAAGTTTCCTTATTTTAGAACTCTTGTTGTCATTCTTGTAAACTTTTCCGCTTGAACAAACGGCAAAATCTTTAAGACCTAAGTCTATTCCTATTCCAAAGTCATTTAAAACAGGCTTTTGATGTTCCTGCTCTTCGACTAAAACCGACACATAGTATCTTCCTGCTTTGCAAGACACTGCTCCGCTTTTGATAATATGTGTTTTGGGGTTTGTAGGAATATATCCTTTTTCTTTTAATCTTACCCAACCAAGGGTAGGAATCTTAATTCTATGTCTTCCACATTGAATAATTGTTTTAGCATTTGTTTTTACAAAATACATTTTTACATCTGATTTTGCTTTCTTCTTGAACTTTGGAAATCTTGATTTTCCTTTAAAAAAGTTCTTGAAAGCTCTCTCAGCGTTCATAATGCTTTGTTTAACAGACTTACTGCTAACCTCTTTTATCCAATGAAAGTCAGGATTGTTGAGAATGAATTCATTGTTAATCCATTTAGAAAAGTCCATTCCAGATACAAAACGTTTTTCAGTTTTATATATTTCTTGATTGTGAGCAAGATAAAAGTTGTAAACGTATCTGCATACTCCAATAGTGCGATTAATTGTTTGTTTCTGTTCGAACGTTGGGTTTATTTCTGTCTTGTAACTCTTTAGCAATTTCTTCATCTCCTTCGATTTGCTTTTTATACTTTTTTAAACCATATATACGACAGCTAAAAACGTGTATAATGGATATTAAATCATTAACTAATTCTTGCTCTGGTGATGCCTTTTCATTATTAACAACAATAATCTCAACACCATCAGATTTAAGAAAACGTTCAAACCATTCATATCCAAAACGTACAAATCTGTCTTTATGAGCAACAATAACAGTCTTTATTAATCCAAGCATACAATCTTCAATAAGTTTATTCCATTTCTTGCGATTGTAATTTAACCCACTACCTATATCTTCAAAGATTTCATCAACAATAATCCCTTTTGCATTAGCATATTGTTTTAAAAATTCGACTTGATTTTGTAAATCATCTTTTTGATTAGAAGTAGATACTCTTGTATATATGACCGTTTTGCCGTGTTTACTATTACCATCACCCATATAATCGACATATTGTTTGTGAGTATAATAACGCCTATCTGTTGGAGTGCGATATGCTTTAAGTTTGCCTTCTTTGTCCCAACGTTGCAAGGTTTTTACAGATACACCTATCATTTCAGCAAATTCTTGTGGTTTGTAATTACTCATATAAAAACTCCTTTATTGTTTCTTATAAGTACATTATACCACATTCGTCCACGTTTGTCAATATTTTATTGAATTTAAAATATTTCCAAAAGATAAGAGCCACTAAATAATTAATGGCTCTTTATTACTTTTGCATTTATTTAATAATTTTTACCGACCATTCTATCCAAATCAGCCTGTTGCAGATAAGCATTCATCTGTTCTAAGAATGTTGTGCCGTCTGTTGTATTGACAGTATCGATCTGGAATACAATAGTTTTATTGTTTGTGTCACTTCTATTTTGAATATTGTTTAGTGAGGACATTTTTGTCCTTACCAAATCTGTTATGCCGTTATAAATCTTGTCTCCAATATAATTAACAAGGTTATCCGTATTAGCCACAAGGTTATACAGTTTTCTGCCTTGCTCTGAATTGAAGATAGTTTCAACTGCATTTGGCTTTCCGTGAAGTTGTGCAAGTCCTGTATAATCGTCAATACCGCCTGAACGATATGGTTTAATAATGTTAAACTTACTCTTTAAAGCGTTAAGAATAGCTGTTAATGCACCCTTGTTCTTACCAAGCATAGGGTTAGCCAAGAGTTCTGATGAAACCATTTTGCCGTACAGTTCAGATTTTAACTGTTCTGCTTGTGCTTCATCAAGCCCTGTTCCAACAGTTTCACCGTCATATTGAACAAGATACAAACCATTCGATTTAGCACCCTCAACAGAAATATCAGAATAGTCAAGAGCTTCCCTAGCACGTTTTTTACAATCCTCTAAGAACTTAGTCCTACCTTCCATAGTCTGCATTTCTTTTTCAGAAACATCTGTCATCTGTTTTATGTAGTCTTTATTCTTATTCGTAATATCTGTAACATACTTTGATAAAGCTTCTTTTTCTTTCTTGTATGCCTCAATTTCTTTGCTTTTAGCCGTTATCTCTTTTTCAACGCTCTCAATTTCCTTTTCAACCTGATCTGAAAGTTGAGAACGATAAGATTGGTATTTGCTTGCAAAGTCATTAAGAATATTTGTGTCTTGCTGTGCTATTTTGTCCGTCCAATTAACACCTAAAATATCTTTGGCAAGCTGTTCATTTTCTGTGTTAGTAGAGCTGTTGATAAGGTCTTGCCACTGTTGTTTATACTTATCCCACAATGAAGTTTCCTTATCACGCTGCTTTTCAAGGTCAGATACACGTTTATCAGCACTAGCCTGTTCATATTCCTGCTGTGCCTTGTTTACTTCCTCGGTATTGGTTTCCAAATGCCAACCACTAGCTTCAGAATAAACATTTACCTTTTTCTTTTTAGCATTTTCAAGATTATTTAGCTTTTCCTGTAAGTCAATAGTATCTTGTTTTTCTTCATTAACAGCTTTAATGGCATCAATTTCAGCATTATATCTGTCCTCAATAGCTGATTTCTGCTCGTCAATATAAGACTCTACTGTGTTTGCAACAGTTTCGTACTGAGAAATAATATTGTCAAGTTGAGTTTTTTGTTCTGTAAGAATATTCTTTTGTTCTTCAAGAACATCTTTCTCGTCCTCAGCTTTATCTATAAGATCATCAAACGTTTCCTCATAAATTTTCTCAATATCGTCTACAGACAGTTTAACGTCGGAAATAGAAGAAGCTACCTCTCCAAGTTTTTCAAGACTTGAAATAAGACCTTCTACATTAGCCTTATCATTGCCATTCGGCAAACTGTTTGATAGTTCTTTTAATCTGTTTATTAATTCTTTAGGGTTTTGTCTTATCAGTTTCTTAACTTCTTCTGTCAGCTTTTCCGTGTTGCCCGAGAATTTAGCCAAGTCAGGATATGATTTAAACAGTTCAACTAAGTCACTATCCGAAATACTTCCGTCTTGCAGACTTGTTAAAGTATCTTTAAGTGATTTTGCTTTATTCTGAACTTCGTCAATATCGTCCGTCCACTCAGAAATATCAAAAGTACCTGTTGTTAATTTTGCAGGCAAAGTTTCAAAGAAAGTATTAACATAGTCAATTAAATCCTCGTCACCATTAGCCAAGTTGATTAACTTATCTTTGTATTTCTGAGTTAAATCATAAAGCCTATCAACATCGTCAATATTTTTATTTGCTACAGCATGACTATAACTTTCAGTAGCTTTCTGAGCTTCATCAAATGCTTTGCTAAATTCTTCACTTGTGTTATAGTTTTCAAGTGTTTTCTGAATTTCGTTGTATTTATCAACGGCATTAGAAAGTTTATCATATTCCTCTGTTGTGGTAGCAATTTCTTTCTGTAAATCAGTCAACCACTTGTTACGATTATCGTCTTTTGAAATGTTTGCCCATTTCTCGGATAATTCATCATAAACCTTTTGCATAGTATCAATACGTTCTTGCATTGTACCTGCAAAGTATAATGTATCATCATCGTAACCACTCATACCAACGTTATTGTATTTTTTAAGTATTTCGGCTACTTCTTTGTAATCGCCCCAATCGCCGTAATCACGAGAACCAACCTTGTTTATGTCTGCATTACTGTTGTATTTTCCAAATAACGTATCGGGAACATACGCTTGACCTACTCTACCGCCATTAGAACCGAAAGAACTTCCCTCTTTTAACTTTTTTTGAGCCAAGGCGTAAGCCTCGGCAATACTCAGCTTCCTATCTTCATCATCAGGATCAGTAATATCTGACTCTTGATAAAGTTCGCTTTCAGCCTTTTCTTTTTTCCACTCTTTGATTTTCTTAATATTTTCAGACATTTTGCCATTAAGCAAGTCAAGGCTCTTAGCTTCATTGCCGTACTTATCAATTAAATTATCCTGAATAGTATTCAAATCGTCCTTAACGGTCGACAAGTCATCTGTTGTTGCAACCAAAGTTACATAACGATTTACTAATTCGTTTACTGACTTGTTTTCTTCATCTAATTTGTCAATAGAGTCAGAAAAACTACTTGTGAACTGAGCTAAACTTTCTTTTGCATTATCTGCACCATTGACAATATTATCAAAAAGTGTTATAATACCATCAATAGCCAAACCTACGAGCAAGCCGACAGCCATATTACCAACAGTTGACAATATTTTCATGCCAGCGGCAGCAAGCTTAGAAGAAGTCGCAACACCCTTTAAAGAAGCAGACAATATTTCTTCTGATACCGCTGCACCATTAGCACTTCTAGCAACATTGAGAGTTGTTTCGGAACAGCCTTTCAAAGCTATTGACTCAGCTTCAGCTACAGATTTACCCTGTGCCAAAAGGTTATTAAACTGACGGACATTTGCCACTTCATTTGTAGGAATTAAAGTTATATCCGATTTATTATGAAGTAAGTTCTTTAAATCTGAAAGTTGTGTTATAGTCTTGCCTAATATGCTAATATTAGTCTTGCCACTGCTCTCGTTTTCAACTGTTTTAAAGACCTTAACAGTTAGTTATTTATAGTTTTGATATAAATTTAAAGGAGAATAGCTATGACAAACAATCAAGAAAACACAAACAATTTAGCTAACGAAAATGCCACGTCTACTAATAATGAAACTACCGAGCAAGTTCATTATTCCATTGGCAGAATTGTATTTGTCGTTATATTTTTATTTTTTGCCATTTGGGGGCTAATTGACAAAATATCCGACATTTCACATTACGAAAAAGACTACAGTCAAGAAGCCTACATAGCAGCTAAATTCTATGTAAACAAACAATTAAAAGCCCCTGCAACAGCAGACTATCCAATGTACGATAAAAACTTTGTCACACATCACAATGACAGTTACACTGTATCGGCTTATGTGGACGCTGAAAATAGTTTTGGCGTTAAGGGTAGATTGTACTATACTGTCACTATGGAACGTGACGGCAAGGATTGGATTAACGTAAATGTTAATTTGAGGGAATAGATAATGAGTATGAGTGTATGAGTGTACAAATGGGCAAAAGTAAACAATGTGTGTTCATGTATAACAAAAGACCCTAGAGAAAATCTAGGGTCTTATTTTATGGTTATTCATTATGTAGTCCACGTTATCTCTTAGAAACGCTCCGTTGCATTTGTTCAGAACACAAATTCTTTGACTCAAATACTAGGAATTACATTAATTACTTCCTCAAACTTGGGCATTCTTGTTGTCATCAAACTCTTTTCAGAAGTAATCATGAAAACAATATCCTGTTTGTAATTAACTGTATAAGCACAAGTTGTATTATAAAATTCGTCCAAAACTTTATCCACATTATTGTCATCAAAATCAGCGACTACATAAATCTCACTTCTTGAACGACTAATATGAATCTTCTCAATGGTAAAGTTTTCAAACTTATTATTTTGCAACCACTTAACACACTTTGACATCTCGTGTATATTTTTTATTGCCTTCATATATCACCTCTGCAACATCATTCCATGGTATCAAGATCAAGATACATTGGTATGCACCCTTCTAGGTATCTTTCATTGTTTTTCAGCATATAATTTGCAAAAAGATGAAACCCCATACGTTGATAAAAAAATTCTGCTTCAGGAACAGAGTACAATATCACTTTATTAGCCCCACAATAACTATCAGTAAAACTAATAATTCTTCCAATAATCGTTGCCAAAATATTACTACTAAGACAACCTTCTTCAGTATTTTCTGAATATTGAATATCTTGATAATATTCGTTGATTGCAAAATATTTTATCTCAACCGCTGGATGAATGTAAAAATAATTATGAGAATCAATAACATAGCCAGAGCAACATAAGGAATAAACACCAATTACACTAGGCATACCATTTTGTGTGTTATCATTAGTAACCACAAAAGATTTAGCAGAAGTATCTGTTATTGCTTCGCATTTGCCTTTAAAGTAACTGTCTATACTATCATTGCCACTATGAAAATTAGATAATATTAATTTGTTACCCTCGTCTATCTCACGAAAACTAATCTTCAAGTGATTTCCTAATATCTTCGTCCCATGGCTGTCCGTTAAAAGTCGAATGTTTCATCATCTCTCTTGCCTGTTTTTTTATTTTTGAAATAACTGCTGCGGAGGACTTGGAATTAATAAATTCGTCCGCTTTATCTTCTCTAACAACGAAGGCAAGATTTACAGGTTTACTCATAACTGCCATATCTATCAACTCCTCCTTCTTTTTACGTACATTCTTTTTGTTATTAGTTTCTCCCATGCGGTATCACCTCTATTATATTATAGGGGCAAGCACCTAAAATATGCGTATAACTAATAAATTATGCGTAAGAATAATAATTTATGCGTCTAACGCATATTTCTATTATTAGTATACCCATTTTGGGAACTAATGTCAAGCCATATATTGGTTGCATTAACAAACATTGTGTAAATATAAATGTAAAATTTTTATTAACGAACAAATTTAGTGTTGACATACGCAAATGAATAGTGTAAAATAAATCACTATGCAAAATGATTAATAACAGTTTTATCCCACCCTTACTGTTAAAGGACAAAACTAAATAAATGAGGGATAATTCATTTTTTGAAACGCTATAGGTGTTACCTATAGTTGGAGTACACCTTTATCTTACCACAAGATAGTTACCGTCTACTCTCTGAACCTAGTCCGTATCTCCCGATAGGGGTTGGCTGCTGACCTGACATTTTTAACAACACTTAGCACCTATTATAATAGTATAATAGGCTTTTATCTCAGCATATGTTATCTTTGCTATTGTTTCCGAGTTTCCTCACTCTTATAGTGCCATTGCTATAAGTAGTCGCAAAGCTTTAGCCGTTCCGTTACGATAAATATGTACAAATCTATTATAATTTATAAATATCTACACCATGTCTATTCTCACGAATTAGACTTTCTACTTCATCGTGTCTGATTTTGCCTAAGCTACTCTCATTTGTTATAACACTCTGTAGACTTAAATTCCCCAGTAACGATAGGTACATAGTTATAAAATTCTTTATAGTGAATTATATAACTTTATAATTTGCTAAATTAATTGCTGCGTTTAAATCTCTATCAAGAGTAATACCACAGCTATCACAATGATACACTCTATCAGATAATTTAAGATTTGTATTTATACAGCCACATACAGAACAAGTTTTTGAACTTGGATAGAATGTTGGAACTTCTACAACTTTTATTCCATACATTTCAGCCTTGTATTTTATCTGTCGTTTAAACTCAAAAAGCTTTTCTTCTGCTATTGCTTTTGCAAGATGTTTATTCTTCATCATTCCTGTAATATTTAATGTTTCCATAACTATCTGAAATGGCTTGGTTTTCACTATTTCAGCAGTTGCTTGATGAAGATGATTATTTCTTATACTGTTTATCTTTCTGTTTATGAGTTTGATATAATGAATTTGTTTCTGAATATTTTTACAGCCTTGTAAGGGTGTTCTAAATATAGGTTTTCTGTTATTTGCGTAACCTATAATATTACATTCAATCTTTCTTGAAAGTTTTCGCTGTTCTCTTTTAAGTGTGCGTTTTAATGCTTTTACTCGTTTCGATTTATTAATGTTTTTATAAGTTACACCATTTGAACATATTGCCAAGTTTTTTACACCTAAATCAATACCTAAACTTTCATTAGTTAATTGAACTGATTTTGGCTCAATATTATATACCACTGATAGATACCAATATTTTCCGTCAAATGTAATTCGAGGATTGGCATATTTTTCTCCGTCAGCAAGTTTTGGCAATGGTTCAGAAGTTTTAACAAAACCTAACTTCTCACCTTTAAAACCACCATTTATTCTTGTAAGACTTTCATAATTTACATAAAAAGATTGCTTACTACTTTTCTTTGACTTAAATTTAGGTCTTTTAGACAATCCATTAAAGAAGTTTTTATATGCATTATCAGCATCTTTAACTGCTTGTTTCATAACATTACTACCAACTTCTTTCAACCATTGATGTGTAGTAGGTTTTAAAACATTATTTATATATTTACGCACTTCTCCTTCGCTAATTGTCTTTTTACCAGTTTTACCATTAGAAATATATTCATCATACACTCGTTGTTTTTCAGATAAAAGATAGTTATAAGCCCATCTTGCGACTCCACAACTTTTTCTAAATTGTATCTCTTGTTCTGGAGTTAGTTTAAGACGTACCTTCTTTGTTGTCAACATTATTTTTTACCTCTTCAATTAACCGTTTTGTCTTTTTTGAACCTTGACCGTACAAACGATTAGCAAATGCTGTAATTATTTGTATTAAATCATCTGTGAGTTCTTGCTCTTTAGTATATTCTGTATTATCAATAATCTCTATTTCAACATTATTCAGTTGGCATATATATTCGATCATCTCATAGCCAAACCCCACTAATCTGTCTTTATATAAGATTACTATTTTTGATACATCACGGTTATTAATTCTTTTTAATAATGTTTGTAAACCTTTTTTCTTGTAATTAATTCCTGAACCTATATCTGTTATTATCTCAAACTGATAACCTTTAGCAATCATATATGATTTAACATTATTAATTTGTGTGTTTAAATCATCTTTTTGAGAAAATGTAGACACTCGACAATATCCTATCACAACTTGTTTGACGGTATCATTCTTAAACATTTTTAATTGCTCGGTAGAATAATATCTTGTTCCACCTTTTGATATATGTTCTGGTATTAATTCCCCTGTTTCTTGCATACGTCTTAATGTTGCGGGTGTTATTCCCACTAATTTAGCAAATTTACCTATGCTTAATAATTCCATTTATATCACCTCTATAATGATTATAACACTAAATGATATAAATGTCAATAGATTTTTATAAATTTATTTGATTTGTACATATTTATCTTATTCATATTGGAACGCAACTTCCAATACAGTCTTGTCGTTACCGACAGACCTCTCATGCTTTCACATGAGCGTAGACTATATCTTCATCTATAATATTGCATTATAGAGCCACATTTTTCTTCCACCATAAGCTTGTGGTTTTACTCTCCCTCTAGGAGATAGTCGTTGGGGGTTTTCCATATTATTATATATAACTTAGGAATTTCCCTGCTAAACGTCCATTGTATTAGTCCTTAGCACTAACGTTTCTAATGTGTCACGTTTATCCTCTCATTAGCACTGATTAGCTTTTATTTCAGCATAGACTATTCTTACTATTTTTTCTACTTTCGTACCTCTCAGCTTATCTTTTCAAATTACTGTTTGGGTTGTAAGACTTTAGGAGTTAAAAGCATTTAACGTGGAGTTTGCACCAATTACTTGATACAAAGGGTATTCGTACTATTTATATAAATTTGTCTAAATATTTATAAATTTATACAAACAGTTTGTCTGCCCAGCAATTTGGCAACCTTATTTTAAAACGTGTGTGACCTATGCACATATAGTTTGTGGCTGTGCATAAGTTGGCATCTTTAATAATTGTTTACCTACGTTTTTGAATGATAATCCTGCCATAACAGCAGGAATAAGTGTTTCTAAAACACCGAATTTACTAATTAGATTATCAAGAACATCAATAATTTGTGTTCCACTGGTGATACCGAATTTAACCAAATCACCATTAATCAGAGTAGCTGACAAATTTTCGATACTTGTCTGAAAACCTTGCACTCTTCCTTGAATAGAGTCAAGGTATTTTTCATACTCTGACATAGCAGACCCAGCAGAGCCTATTGAGTCATTAACAATTTTATCCGCTTGACTCATATTCGTAAGCAATGTAGTAATTGTATTGCCTCTTTGCTTCAATTATATTAAAGTAAGTCGCAAATTTACTTATATGTTATATAACATATCCTATGCTTTCACATAGAGTTTAGACTATTTCTTAATCACGTCATTTATGACAGCAATTATACCTTTTCCGTTTAAGGGTTATTCTCCCACTCCATTTGCGATTGAGCCGTACTTCTTTTGTTGCAACTATTCAGGATTTCCACCTTTATTTTATTGTTACAACCCCATATGGGGAATAGTCGTTGAACTTTTACCCTCGACTTAAACTGTCCTATGATCTAGGATAACGTTAGGGTACTTAGCTGCATGAACAGAGATTGTTACTGTACTTAGGCTTTTGACCTTATACAATCCTTACGTTATTTCTGCTTTCGCACCGTCATAATGTAATTTCTTCATTATTGTGGTGTAAGGCTTTACTCATTACCTGCAATTAAATATATTCTTTATGCACATTTCTGTACATTCAGGTAAACTCTACCTGCAATTTTCTCTATGACAGCGGCTTTTGATGTATCAGTAAGGTCGTTCCAAACATTGGCGATACCTTTCATAATTTCATAGGTACTCTTAAAGTTCTGAGAGTCCTTCATTATGTCGAAGCCACCTGTGCCATTGACGTTAGTAAGAGCTTTAATATCTTCCCTCAGTTTTGAGGTTGATACTGCCATGCCCTCTGTTGACTCGCCTGCATCTTCAAGTTCTGTCTTTGCTCCACGAAGTCGCATTGACAGAACTTTTAAGCTGTTCAATCTGTTACTTTCCCAATTGTATTGGTACTGACTACATTAAATATGTAGCGGTTAGTCATTTCTGGCTAACTCTCGTATTTCTTTTCACAGGATTATAGTACGAGTTCAGACTATATGTTCACCCTTTAACTAAGGGGAGTAGCGAAACTTAATATGTTACCATATCAAGTGTTATAGTCGTTACGCATTCTAATATATGTATTTATTTTATGCCGTAGTAATATTGTCTTTTATACATAATTGGTTTTCGATAATATTGTAATTAAAACTATGATAGTTTTCAAGGTTACCCTGATTTATAATATATTTTTTTATCAACTCAACACATAATTCTTTATTGTGAACAATATCATATTCCCACAAATATAAAATTTCTATTCCATATTTATGTTTAATAAAATTATGTTTCGCCTTGTCTCTACCACGATTTTTTATTTGCATTTTTGTAGGAGGTGTTGTAAAAGTAGTTGGATTATAATGCCAATAATCACCTTGAACTTCAATAATTAAATTGTAGCCTAGTAAAAAATTATCGACAGAATAAAAGTCGATTGTTTTTTCTCTTTCAAAAGGAACATTTGTCTCTGTTAGCATTTCATCGACAAGTCTTTGTGGTAAAGAATTTGTCAAGCTTATTTTTCCAGACGTCAATGTTTCCAACATTTTAATTCTCGACTTTTCTTTCCAATTATCGTCTTGTGAAAATACTTCACTGTACCATTTTTGCCTACAAGTTAATGAACAAAAATGGTGTGCATATGTTTTTTGATTATACAATAAAATATGAAACATTTTACCACAATAATCGCATTTGCTATAACTCGGTATAAAATGAGAACTTTTCTCGCCAACTCTCTGTGTCTGCCATTCATGCTGACACTCAGGGGAACAAAATCTTTGTTTTGATCTTTTCCCTACTACAAATGTTTTGCCACATATTTCACAAGTTCTTTCTTCCCTATGGACTTTCTTTCTATGTTCAAACTCACACTCTGTACAGCAATACAAATTTTCTTGCTGCTTTATTTCTGATGGTTTTTTATAAAATTTTTTTCCACAGTTAGCACATATAACATAATCACCACGCCTTTGAGCATTTGCTTTACATTCGGTTGAACAATAGCAATGTTTGCTTTTCCCATTGATTAACTTATTGTAAGTGCTTGTCGAAATAGAATGTTCCTTTCCACAGTAATCACATATATGTGGATATAATTTTTTTGGCATATAACCAACTCCTATCTATTTTTACTCCTCATGTCCCTATAAAATTTTAGAGCAATTTGCAAATTCTCATTATTCTTAAATCTCCAATTTTCTTTGCCTTTTGAGTTAATATAACTCTCTTTATCGAAACCTAATGCAAATAAAAAACGCATCAGTCTTAATGACGATACGTTATAATAATTTTTCATAATAAAATTTCCTTTATATACATATATTAGTCTTTGCTCGGTCTTGGCTATCCTTTAGCTTTTAACCGATATAGCTACTAACTTGCTATATATTACTATATAGTCGGGCAATTTGCGTTTACCCGCTTCGGCTGCGTCTCCAGTTATTTCTGTAATGGCTGTACCCATTGCTATTGCCTGATCTAGTGTATTTCCTGCTACGCTCAGTGAAGATACTGACCTTGACAACATATCACCAATATCACTTGCTGAAACAGCATACTTGTTTGATATTGCGTTAAACTTATCGACAATATTGATAGACTCATCAACTGTCATGTTATAGCTTTTCATAACTGTTGTTAGGTCTTGTACTGCTGTTGCATTATCTACTTCACCAACAACTGAATAAATGCCTGAGTTTGTGGCAAGTGTTTCAGCTTCATCTAAACTATAACCACGTTTGCCCCATTCTGCGGTTTGAGAAATAAGATCAGATAAATTAATCTTTAAATCTTTAGCCTTTTGACCTATATTATCAAAGAACTCGGCATATTGCTGATTTGTGTTATCAGTAACCTTACGCAATTCTGTCATAGCTGTATCAATGTCTACAACATTATTATAGAACTTAACGGCTTCTCTTGATATGCCTGAAATCACAGTAGTTAAACTCATCCAGCTTGTGAATTTTAAAGCGTCCTCTTTAATCTTATCGAAAAAGCTTAAACCATTCACACCTGCCGCCTGTGCCTCAGAACTCATTGTCCTAAAACTACGATTGATTTTATCAACATTGGCTTTCAAATCGCTCGCAGTTAAATCACTGGCATTAAGCAACTTTTTGAGTGAAGCTATCATATTATCAGTTTCAACCTGATATGTACCGCCATTAAAAGTATTCTTGCTCATGGCTTTAGTATTAGCCTGTTGCCATGTCTGAATTGTGTATATTAACTTTTTAATGTTCTGCTTTGTGGCTTCTATGCTCTGTTGTGATTTGTTGCTAGAAAAACTAGCTTTATAAGCTACATCAGCCCTCTTTAACTCGTTTGTTAGCTCATTGAGTTTAATACGATATTCGTCTAATGCTTTAGGATCACCACCTACATTAGACAAACTTGTTTTTAGCTCATTAAACTTTTCCTGAAACTCTCCATTAAAAATAGGCGACTCTTTCCAGTTTGTTTCTAAGGTGGTGAGATTTTGCGTAAGTCTAGCTACATTATTTTCTGTTTTAGTAAAGGTAGCTGACGATTTATCAGCAGACTTAGCTTTTACAATAGCCTGTTCATATTCACCTGTTCTCTTGAGCAGACGTATTTGTTCTTCATATTCCGAAGAAATTAATTTATGTTTTTCTAAATAGCTTTCGGCTGTAGATATTCTGCCCTTTGCATTTTTTATTTGCCTATTTATTTCAACAGTTTCCTCTTTGCCTGCTGAAATACGTTGTTTTTCTAACTTGTTAATTAGCGAAATATTTTCGATAATTTTATTGTATCTACTAGCTTGCTGTTGTGCCTCAGAATTATCAGATTTTTCAAGTAACTGTAAACTCTTTATTTCTGTTTCTGCTTTTTTAACCGAAACAACTAACTCACGATATTCTTCAGACCATTGTTTATTGCGTCCAAAATTCTCCTCGGTATCTTTTACCTTAGTTAATTGAGTGTTTAAACCTTGAATTAAATCCACAATTTCTTGTGGCTGATTTTTCAGCTTAGAAAAGTTATTTGAAATTTCTTGTATTGTGGTAGGCATTTTTGCCAAAGTGTTTTCAGCATTTGTTACTTTATTAAATGAACTTGAAGTAGTATCAAGATTTTGCTTAATCTCGTTTGCAGTAGTTTTAAGAGTATTAAATAAACTATCAACTTCCGCAACGGAGCCACCTTTACCAAGGTTATTAATAGCATTATTAACATCTGCGATTTCCTTAGTAAGTCCTGTTTCAATGCCCGAATTTGATGATTTAAACTCGGAAAGAAGTGTTGTGTATTTTGACTTAGCCTTATCAATATCTGCAATCAGCTTTAAGATACCCTTTTCAGAACTACTACCCGATAGATAGTCAAATGACCCATTTGTTTCGTTCAGAGCATATTTCAGTTTTTCAACTTGACCTGTTAAGCTTGTAACTTCTGCCGTAATTTGAGTAACTTCACCTGAACTATCTTTAGTCCATGAAAATGTCGGATTGCCAAACTGACTCAAAACTTTTCTTGCATTTTCAACAGTTTTAACAATATCTATCTGTCCGTCTTTATTAAAACCCGCCTTGAAAGTTTCTGCAAGAGTTGTGTCAATATTCTGTATCTCATGCTTTATATTTTTAACAGAGCTAGTTACCTGTTTTTCAGCAACCTTTATACTGCTCTGAATAGAAGTTGCATTTAAACCACCAATATCTATTTTTAGATTTTTGCTGATTGTAGCAAGTTGAGATTGAATTTTCTTTTGTGTTTTATTCAAGTCCAACTCACCAATGATTTTAGCATGAGCCTTATTATCATTTGCAAGTACATTATTTAATTTAGGTATATCGTCCTTAACTTTACTTGTGTCAAGTTCCACAGGAACTCGTATTTTTAAATCATCTGCCATTTCACTTCACCTCTATTCCTTGTCTTTTAAGTCCTTGTCTTAAAGCCATAACGTGATATTTGTTATCACTTAAATCCTCTTTTGCGTTATATACAAATGGTCTAGCAACACCATGATACGTCCAGTTTCCAAAATCGTACCCCCAACCAGTTTCAATGATAGGTGCTAATTCTTGACCTGCATTATCTGACTTAATCATTTTCCCCTGTACAAAAATATAAGGGTTAGCCATTGTGTTGTTTTCAACAACCAAAGTGTCACCTTCGATAGAAGAATTAATATTATTAATATCCATTAAACCACCATTATCATATCGTCTTACATATTCATGTGGTACATAACTATCGTAAACATCTCTTTCAATATGATCTAGCATAACAGTGGTAACAACCTCGGTAACATCTGTAAGCAGAGCGTAATCAATTCTTGTTCTTAGTTCTCGCTCTAGTTCTTTAAGGTTTTTTACAACCATTTATTCCTCACCACACAACCACTTTACAACAAGCTTTAAATCCTCGTCAGCTTGCTCCTGAGAAACTTTACTATGTGTTTCTATCGTAACTTTATCACCGTTTTTCAAACCAAGGCTACAAAGACCTATAATTGATTTGCCATTGACCGTTCTATCTGTTGTCAGATTAATCACAGAGGGACGTACCTGTGCAAAATACACAAACCTATGAATATTCCTAGCATTAGGCACTATCCCAAGTGTTATTTCCTGTTCTGCAAAGAACATATTAGTCACCGTCCTTGTTGTTTGAAATTACAATTTTATTTGCCATGTCATTACTATCTTTAAGTGTTTTTAACACTTCATTTAAGCTTTCAGTGTCAATATCTTTCGTAGTAACACTAATCTGTTCTATCATTTCTTTTGCCTTGCTTGCAAGCTCCGTTATAGCTATGTTTGCCATGCTCATAACCTTTTCAGCCGCCTTGTATCTAACATTCATGTCAATACCGCTGTCAATAGCTGCATTAATCATGCTATACTGTGCGTCATCAATCGACTCCCAATCAATATTATTACATTCCCTATCCAGCTCTCCACTATCATAAATCTCTGCAATATCATCTGATGAAAATTTATGTTCTCCGTAAAGAGTGACAACGTAATATTTACGCAAAATTTCTTCATATCCTGCTCCGTACTCAACTGTACCCTTGACTACATTATTTATAAATGCCTGCATTTCCGCAAAACTAAGCTTATTTTTCATTCAATTTTCCTCCGTTTTCTTGCGTTTCTTTTCTGCGTTTCTCAGTTTCTTACACTCATCATAATCAATCCACCCACCAAACTTTTTAGCATAAGTAATCCACTTATATGTAATGTCTGGATAGCAATACCAAAACAATTTACGTTTAAGTATTGCCACTGAGTCTGGCATACCTTTTGTATCTATAACTTCAGTGACACCATTTTTATAAGTAACCACGAAATCAGCGACATATTTAATTGGCAACACAGTTTTGCCATCGTGAACGAACTTCGGTTGCAGTTCATATGGTTTCTGTAACTCATACGAAATCACTTCACCGCTTTCCACTAAAGGACAAAGTACGTCACGATAATATTTCATTTCTAACACTGAGTCAAAAATAATACCATTATAACTACGTTTTGATTTGTCTTTATCTACATTAAACTTACTTCTATCTGTCATTTCTACCTCTTTATAAAAAAAATAAGGGCGGTCAATACTTATCATAATAACCGCCCTTTCTATTTTATTTAGTTTTTTTATTTATTGTACTATTTTTAAGGTTTGTAATATCAGCCAAAACATTATAGACCGACTCTTTATAATCTTTCTTTTTTAATGTTTCGGAAGTAATACCAATATTGGCAAGTAGTTTTCTCGCTTCAGCTTTGGAGATAACCTCGTGCATATATTCTTCTATGATTAAAAATAATTGATAACAAGATGGTGTGTCTACATATCTTCTCCAGCTATTTATTTTATCACATTTATTACACGCATAATATCCATTACCGCAAATAACACACTCATGATTGTTTTCCATATTAATCCTCTGGAATAACAAATCTCAGAAGCTGACCCTCGTCACTACAATAGTCCTTCAGAGAGTCAATAGTAAATGGGAAGTCGCCCGTCTTGTCAAGTGGTATCTGAGTCTCAGGAGAAAGCTGTGCAGATGCCATGACAACCCAACCATGATATTCAATATTTTTATCACAAATATCTGTAAAGATTGATTCAAGCCAAAATTCACCTGATTTTGGCATATCATTCGTACTCTTTGTAATGTCAACTGCATTTTCAGACTCATATGTATAATATACCTGAATAGTCATTCCTTCCTTGATAGCAGTATCTGTCGGAAGTGTAATTTCTTTCTTAGCCGCATCAAGTGAAAATTCCTTTTCTGAATTTACCGCTGCATATTTGTAAGAAGCAACCTGTTCCTTCCTTTCATTGAGCAGATAAATGAATGATATTCCACCCACAGGAACTTTACTCAGAGTAATCTTTGTTATGTCGCTACCCACCTTAATCTTCTCTCTTTTAGGAATGAGAATTTTGTTAGTAGAACTTGCAACGTTCTTTTCTGTACCCCACTGAGCAGCAAGAAGTGACAGCGTAAGGAACGATGTATTACCTGTAATCTGAACTGTATCAGCATCATAGTATTTTGCAATTACCGCACCTGTTGCATCTGTCTTATCCTGTGAAGTAGCATTGGTCTGAATGTTTACGTCTTTCAAATCTTCAAGAGTCCAAAACAGCACTCCGTCAGTAGGCGAAAACATCTGACCTGAAATAGCTTGTTTAAAAAGCAATTTGTCTGGATTAAACATATTATTTCCTCCTTTATTTTCTATTGTTTCCGTTACCATGTACGGAAACAATTTAATTCTTCTTTATTCTTAATGTCCTTATAATAAAAAGTACCGCTATACAAACCTGTGGTAAGTTTCTGTGCTTGATTTATGATTTGATTTCTTAAAAGACAATCATAAAAAACATTAATAGGTAACGACCAAACCGTGTCCCAGTTGTATTTAAACCCTTCAATATTTGTTAATGTTGAAATATATGGCAACAAAATAGAACGAAATTCTTTTTCTTGATACTCACCCCTAGCTAATTGTCTTTCAAGCTTGTCTAATTCATATTGCAATCTCCATTTTCGGGTGTGTTCATTTCCGTCTTTAATATTGTTATCAGCGATATTAAGCATTTTCCTGAAATATTCAGTAAGCAGTTCATAATCTGCTTTACCTATTTGAATATTATTGTAAACATCAAATAAAATAATATCACCGCTATTCGTGTCAATATAGCGTTTCATCTTACCAAAATCAATATTACGGATTATAAATGAAACATCAGTTAGCAAATGATTTTCGACAATATCACAAAACAAGTCAAAACTATCTACTGAGTTAAAATCAATACCCTTGCTCCAAAGATATAGCCTTCTATCATATGGAGTTGAAATTATGTCAGACACAATGACCCAAAACTGTTTTTCACCTAGTTTTGACTCGTCTGAAATCTCGTCCAAAGTTGGGTTGTGAATTTCAAACTTGCCTAACATAAATGTTTCTTTTTTATTACGATAAATCGAAAGCTCGTCCATAACTAATTACCCTCACATGGATTTATCGTAAGTTCTTCACCTTGAAATATTAAGGTACGCCTTTTATAAACAGGCGACAAATTATCAGGTACGTCTGAAATAAGTTGTATTCTGTTACCGCTCCAACCATCTGAGTTGTTAAATAACTGACCTAATAATTCAGACACATAGTCCATTCTAGTTTTGGAAATGCCAGCTTTGTTAAGTCTCATTTTATCTTGGTGACAAATTATTTGGATTATCATTTGAGGATAACCCTTAAATGCCCCCCATATTACTTTCGGAACTGAAACTTCAATGTTAAGATACAATTCTACATTAGTTTGAGTGTAAGGTATATATAAAAAAGGGTATATATTAGAATACACAATATTTTCTAGTTCTTCCTCGTCCTTTTCAAATAAATCTAATATATTATCTTGTGATAATATCATAGAAATAGCTTTATTTTTCCACTCCGATATAACAGAATTTATTGGCATTTTATACACCTCCCACTATATTAACTAATAGCTCAGACGAAACATCATCAACTGTACAAACCAATTTAAAAGAGCTACCAATTAAAGCACTATTGTTTAAACACTTTATCTTTACCTTATTTTCGTTTACTGTTATAATAACGAAATCTTTTTGTTTATCAAGTAATTTTAAAGACCAAATAACACTCTTATCTGTTTTTGCAGTAAATGTTTTTACTGTACCACCGCAACGAATTTCTGCATTACCACTGTAAGTTATTTCAACAGGTTTGGTTGCATTATTGGGCTTAAAGTAATCACATAGCATAAGGTCAATTCTATCTGTCTGCGGATTGTATTGACTCTCTGACAAGATAATGTGCATACATCTGCCATTTCCAAAAGAAAAGCTGACAGTATCAGGTCTAGTAATTCTGTAAGGTGTAGGCTCTTTATCATTATAGTCAATGAAAAAACGCTTATCGTGCGGAAAATATTTCGTTTCCTCGTCAAGCGAAATATACATCATTAACTGATCGTAACCAATGGTAATTACTTTTGTCTCATTTGTGCCTGCGTTATACTGTGAAGCATTTTGAATATTGCACGGCTTATAATGAACTATGCCATTTTCGTCTTGCCACTTAATAACGTAATTACACAAATACAAAATAGATTTTTCGTACAGCTTGTTATTTGTAGGCTCGGTCAATATTAGCCAAATCTTATTATCGTATTTAATATACTTATAGTCCGATATTGTACTAATATAGGTTAAAACCTGTCTTTGCCAAGCTTGTGTTGGCGTGTCAGGTATTTCATTCTGAATTATGCCCTTTGTAGCAAATTCATTTTCAAAATTCTCACCGTTAAACACTCCACTGCACAGAATAATATCATCTTCAATAACGCTATCCTCTAAAACGTCACTGAATGACATTTCACTATCAAACAACAAGTCTTGTTTTTCAGAACCTTCCGTATAATACGGTTGCCGAATTAAGTACCATTCTTTACTCATTCAACCACCTCAATTATACGCAGTGTCTTTCAGCTGCTCATAAAGGTCAACTATTTTAAAGTTCACCCAATCAATCTCAACTTTAGCTTGTCTTTTGTCACCCTCTGAGTTGTTTATTGATAAATCCTTAGAAACTATGTTGCTACGTTTGACAATTTTACTATATTGTCTTTCACAATAAAATCTCTTTATTGTATAGCCCAATATATTAACAACTATCTGATTTAAAACAATATCGTTTCCGTCAATATCAGTAAATATTCTTTTCTCATTATTAAAGTAAAGTTGACTAATTTGAGTTGAAAACTCGCCACAAGCCATTTTAAACCACTGAAAAACAAGGTCGTCACTTAACGCAACCCTTTCAAGAAATGTGGACTCAAAAACAGCGACCACATCTTCATAGGTAGTAGCCATTTTAACCACACCCTTTCTTAAAACTTATAGTTTGAAATATTTTCTATTTCGTTACGCTTGTAGACTGCCACGTTATCAATTCCAACTTCTTTGGCAAGTGGAATAATCATTTTCTTATCACCTTCAGTAACTACAAGTCTTGAGAGTTCAGCCATAAAATCAGCCTTATTGCTAATGCCAAGAAGTGCTTTTACACTGTTAATATCAAGAATAACAGGATCATTATTATCATTCTCGTCAAGTGAAAAAACGTATCTTCTTATATCCTCGTCAAGAATTTTCAGATAAGCATTATTGCCAAAGCCGTCAGTACCACAGAACATTCCATTACCTTCCTGTATCTGAGCCATAACCTCTCCAACATTAAGCTGTGCAAATTTCTTTGCATTTGGTGGAATAGTAATATCTCTTTGTGTTTCCACAGCCCTAAAGCCCAATTCCCAATTACGAGTGTTTTCCAGAAATACTCTATCGGTAAGCTGGATTTCCTTTTTGGACTTTACTTCTGTAATATCGTTATTAATTGTGGCAGTAGTTGTATTTTTTCTTACATTTGCCAAATTTTCAATCTTCCTTTCAAATATAATAATAATGTGGCAAGAGTTTACACCCTCGCCACATCAATAATTATTATGTAATTAACCCTGCTTTGTAAGCAGACCAATTTCAAATTCTCTACCCTTTACAACGTCAGCACCAAGCTCCATATCGAAACGTGTCTTTACCGTACCTGTCTCAACATCATTGCCTGTCATAGTTGTAATACCACCACGTCTGAAGATATTTACTGGAGAATTTGCTCCCTGTGCAATAAACCACAAATCATTAGGATTGTAGTATGTGTCAAAACCTGACTTGTTAGCAAGTGGCTTTGTGAAGTTATATGGGTTCTCAAGTTCAATAAGAGCTGAACCCTTATAGAAGCCATTCAGACCTGTTCTAGCAATCTCATCTACCTGTGTAGCATTGAAGAATGGGATTGGTGTAGAACCAACTGTCTTATAGCCGTTCCAATCGCAGATACCAGAAATAAGTGAGAAGTCACCTGCAATACCAACCTTGCCAAGCTTTCTAACCTTATTTACCATACCATCAACCTGTGTCTGAGTTGGAGCAGAGTCATACTCGCCATAGAACTTTACATATTCAGTGTTATTCTTCAGTGCAGACTTAATGACGTCAAACACATAAGCGACACCCTTATTGTTCATGTCGGTCTGTACCTGTGCCATTTCCTCTGCTACAGTACCAGCAAAATTACCAGAAGCAAGCTCACGATAATCAATAGCCATACCAGAAGATATTGTCTGAGTTACGATTGGGTACTCTACCCACTTTCTACCTGCAAAACCGACATCAGAACCAGAAGCCTGAAGTCTGGCATCAAGACCCTCATAAGAATAAGTCTTAACTCTTGGCTGCTCATCATAGCCAATCTCACGATAGTTACCAAGGAAATTAAATACCTTTGTTGCCTCGAGAAGCCTTGGCTGTATAATATACTTTACAATAGTATTAATCTCTGCAACTGCTCTGCTATCGCCTGCAAGTGCCTGTTCACCAAGCTTTGAAATTCTTGAACGTACTGCGTCTACCTTCTGACCGTACTTTGATGTATCTTTGCCTGCAAAAAGAGCAGAACAAATCTCAACTACTTCGTTGAAAGCCTTTGCGTTCTTGACAGCAACCTCAGACTTATTCAGATTATTAAGTTCAAAAGAAGTATTAATCATTATTAAAACACCGTCCTTTATTTTACATTCATTAATTAAGCGTGTACAACGACTCTAAGTCCGTTACCGCCAAAACTTGTCTTTTCCACAATTTCAAGATACTCTGCATAATCAGAAACATCAGCACTCTTAGCCCACTTGCCATCAGTACCAACTACAAGCTTGTCACCTACTGCGAGTGTATTGTAAGCTGTTGTTACAACTGCATCGTCCATATCAAAAAGATGTCCTGCAAGAGAAGCAAGAGTAAAAATGCGTGGAAACTCACCAACCTCAATTCTATAATCATTTGGAGTGAGTGTCTCAGGCTTATCAATTCTGTTCATTACAACTGCAAGACCAGCCTGCTTTGCTGTTATTGCGGTTGGCAGAGCAACAGCCTTTGTTTTAAGATCATATGTAACAGCCATGCCGTTCTCAAGAACAGCAGGTGTCTTGAGATAGCCAAAATTCTGTGCTACCTTGAAATCACCAATATTTGCAAATTTAATCATTTAAAATTCCTCCAATCGTATTTTTTTATACAAACAGGTTGTCAATATCGAGTTTGTCATTCTTATCGTCATCGTTGTCGGTATCTACGCAACCAAATATGTCAGCGGCAAAATTGTTCTGAGAATTAATCTCAACAGCCATTGCCTTTTCCTTCTTCTTTGTCTCAGCACCAATGCAAGCGTTGATTTCTGTAACAATATCGTTTACCTCGATACCACAACCCATAGGATCTGCGTTAAACTTGTCAAGCTTATCCTTAGCCATATTCTTTTCATCGTCTGAAAAATCTCCAAGAGCTGAATTGAGTTCTGCAATCTTTGCAGACTTTTTAAGTTCATTCAATTCTGCTTTCATTGTTTCAACGAGTCCGTTAAGTTCATTAATCTTCTCGTCTTTCTGACAAGCATTGGTTTCGGCTGTTGTCTTTTCACCTGTAAGAGTTGCTATCTCTGCATCTTTTGTAGAAATAATCTCATTCATTTCAGCAATCTTAGTCTCGTAATCTGCATTTTTAGTATTGAGTTCAGTAATCTTATTCTCAACAGCAGAAATAATCTGATTAAGTGTCTTTTCGTCCACTTTCTCGTCCTCCTTTATCTTTTGATTTAGTTCTATCAGTATTGCACTATCGTCACTAGGCTCGACAGTTAAAATGCAATATCCACTATAGTCATAAACTTTTGGTACTCTACCTTTTTCGACAGGCTCTCCGTCATACACTATTTTATTTTTGCCCTTACCAACAAATTCAACAGAACCATATATTGTATCACCATCATTAATTTTGTTTTCAAGCCATTCAACAAAATGTGGATAACGTTGCTGATTAATATAACCCTCGGCAATAAGAACTTTATGTTTCTCACCATTAATCTGAATATCTTCAATAGACCAACCATCAGCAGAACCTACTTGAACAGAATTTTCAAATAATGGCATATTGCCGTCTTGACCTGTCATTCCATGGTCGTATGGAATATCTTTTTCACTATCCAAAAATGTTGCACAAATAGGCATACCAATAATACTATCTGCGTTATCTCTAACATATTGCTCGTTGTAACTAATACCATTTTTGTTATAGTGATTGCGGTCTTGATGAATTTCGTGTAGTACCAACTTTACACGTCTGCGACCGTCCGACCTCTTTGCTTCGCTTATTTCACAATGAAACACTAACTTTCACCTCTTTTCTGACATAAAATAAACCTAGTCACTAAACGCAACTTAGGTTTTAGTTTGTTGTTGAAGGTTTTGGTTGAGCGTTTCCATTTAGATTTTCGCTCATTATGCTATTTTCGTTTGTCTTCTCAGCTACCTTACTTCTACCACCATTTGAGTGGTCTGCATCACTTGGGTCGCTATCTTTGCTACTCATGGTATAACTCGTCTTATGCGTTGGATATTTATTTTCCCAATCATTATCCAGTTCGTAATCCATAAGCGACAAGTATACATCACTATCCCAACCAGTGCTTGCAATCCAAGCTGTTAAAGACCCCTTACCTCTAGCATAAAGGTCGGTCATATATTTAACCTGTTTATCTCTATTTACAAAAGTAACAGGTAAAATAGCACACTCCATATAAAGCTTTTTATCCTTAATAATATTGGCGTTAATACATTTATTTAATTCCATAATAAACATATTTATCCAATCATATACGTTTCCTGCAACCAACTCCAAATTCAGTGTTGCAACAGCATAGTTTCCTGTGCTATTACCGTCAAGGACACTACTAGCAATACCTAAATCGGCAGGCACTTTTGATTTATTGGCATTTTCATTCTTTTCATCAAAAATAGAAGTGTCAACTTTTATGTCATTTAATTTTGTACCTGCGGCAAGTGAGAAAAATGACTTGCCATATTTATTTTGTCTTGTAGTAATAGCATCTTTAACTACTTTATGTTGGTTTTTCTGCTGGCTTTCCGTCAAAGTGCAACGTCCGTCCTTTGCTTCAGGAAATGTTTGATAAATAATTTGATTGTTCAACTGATCTAATACATTCCGCTTTGTAGAAGTGAAATAATCTGCATACAATACATCGTCCAACGCACAAATCATTAGTGGAACACCATAAGGATTAATAGCCTTACAGTTAATTTTTGTTACCATTGTATTATCATTATTTAAAACTTTCCATGACTTAATATTATTGTAAGTTGAATATTTACTATATGCTTCTCGAATTTCTCTTGGAAAAGCCTGTAGTTTTCTTCTTTTGTCATCTTCTGCCATATCGTCAAAATATCTTAAATCAAAAGCAACAATAGGTGAACCATTCTTTCTGCCAACTATACGGCAATAGTCAACAGGCAGATTAATAACGGCACATTTAACTCCCAGTTCATTGATCTCTACAATATTTAAAGTATCAATATCATCAAGATATTTGTCAGCGAATACGGACTTTGTAATTTCAAAGTATTTAAAGTCCATTCCCTCAATCATATCGTTAAACAAATTATCTCGAATAACTTCCTTATATCTTATTGTGTCAAGAGTTTGTTGCATTAACTGTCTTGCATTTTCAAATTTCTTCTTGCGTTTAGTCTTTGACTTTGAATAAACCACCTTATCCAAGGTGAACATGGTTTTAAGATAGTTGATAGAAGTCATAACAGAACCATTTTCATAGTACGCCCACCGACAAATTTTGCGAATATTTTTTATATGTATTTGCGGATTATGAGCAAATTTCTTAATGTCCTCAATATTAATAGGCAAATCTTCAATACAATCTTCCCAAAAAGATGTCATTTCATAAAAAGCATTTGACTCATAGGAACGCTCTTGTGTATTTGACACGGAGTTAGTTTCTGAAACATTTTCTGTTTTATCTTGATTGTTTTCAATAACATTCTCAGTATTCTCTGCAATATTCTCAGGCATAGCCTCACCTCACTTTCGTTTGTGTTTACATTAGTTGAATAAACAACAATAATCGTATTCATCGTTATCAGACAACAAGTCCTTTTCAAGCAAGCAGGCAAAATGATTTCCATAACTTACACTCGTATAACGGTCTTTACGGTTATTGCCTTGCTCTGAGATAACGATAGCACCCGTCTGTTCTTTTTTCGTATAAGTCAATTCAATACATTCCGTTACTAACTCTTGTGTTTGTAAATATGGGTTTTCATAAAATATCTGAGTATCTGCACTTGTAGCATTATTATACTCTGGTATCTTTTCAATCAAAGACTCTTGTGCTTCTTGCAAGGGTATTAAAAAATCAATCATCTGGTTTTCAAGAACGCTTTTGAACTCCATGGCTATTTCGCTATTTAGCCTTTCAGAAGCGTTTATAATAAACACAATAGGTCTTGCTCCCTCAATCTTAATACGATTGCTAGCACCCTCATCATTCATACAAGTCCATGGCTCATATTCAACATCTCGTTCTTCGTCATATAAAACTCTAGCTAATCTATCATATATCAAAATACCACCATTTCTAGCGTCAAGAACACAATAGTCGGCATCAAAATCGGCATAAAGCTGCTTAATCTTAATTGCTTGCATATCTCCCTCGCCACCTTGAATGGACTCCATGCCGCAGACTATTCGCCTATAACCACGTTTCATATTTTTCGAGTCCTCAACATTACCAACTTGGTATGTGGTAGTTTCAGGTAAAAGCCTTATACACGAAAAAATAGAATTATCGTTTTTCTTGTTAGTAACAAACGCCATATCACAAGCGACTATACGAATTTCTCCTTGTTGTTTTGGAATAGCGTAAGGATTTCTTCTATGCGCTAATACATCAACGTTCTTGCGAGGATAAAAAGGCTTTTTGCAACGCATATTAGTAGAAAACATTGAATAACTGAAGAAAGCCGAAGTATTTTCTTTAACTCTTTCATTAAGATACTCCAATCTCCAAGTTAAACTATCTTGTTTTTTCTTTTCATTCTGCATTTGTTTCATAGTACGAATATTATGTTTGAGTGTAATAGACTCGTCAAATGCCAACAAACAAGTATCAATATCGCCAGTCTGATAACTTTTCAGCATATTGCTCTCAGCCATATCTACAATATCCCACATCCAGTGTCCGTTATCAAGCCAACTTGAAGATATGTAAATATTAATTGGTTCTTCTTTTAATTCAGAAATATTTTCATAATAAGGATCAAGCAAATACTGTGTCTGCCTTATGGTCTGAAATGGTGATAATATACTATCGTCAATTTCCTTTTTGATTTGTCTATATTCTTCCCTTATGAGAGCAGAACTTCTGTTACCACGTCCACTTTCACCTGCCGTTACAACCGTTATCGTACTGCCATTTTTGAAATATACGATAACTTCATTTTGGTTATCTTTAATGCCCTTAATTTCTTCTCGCAATTTTGGCGACCACGCCATTAACTCGTTTCTGATTTTAGACGTGACAATCAGTTTGGCTTGTCCCTTTGTTGCGGAAGCAATAACAACTTTACTATTGGGATATAAGATACATCTACAGCAAGAATATAGTGCAATAATAAAAGACTTTGCAGCAGCTCTACAAGCAACAATAACTATAAAATTACATATTCCCATTAAATATAGAATAATAGCTTGATACCAATGTAATTTCAAACCCAAATAATCAGTTGCAAACCTGTGCAAATTTCTTCTAAAAAATGTACACCACCTATATGTATGATCCACATTTGTCGGATTGCTTAAAAAATGAGTTGAAGGGAACTTAGTGTGCAACACAGCTTGTTTGTCATCAGCATACTTATTTTTCCTAGCCATTTTCACCATCGTCCTTCACGCAATAAGTTTTATCACGTTCATTAGTTCCCAAAACTAAATTTTTAATAGGTCTTAAAATAAACCTCTTGATATAATCACCAAGTCCATCAAAATCTTTGTAAAGTTCTTTATCCTTATAATATTCTTCAGGAGTATATTGACTAATAGTTGCTAATGTGACACCTAAAGTTTCTTCCGCACTGTTATCTATCTCTTGTACTGTTTTTAAGCCTGCCTGTTTAAAAGTGTCACGATACAATTTTGTAAACTTTTCGTAATCATCATACCGTTTTTCCTTAATAGCTTTTTTCTGTAACAATTTTGTTGTACACAGGTCTTTTATAAAAATCTCTTGGTTGTTATCGGCATTTGGATTTTGTGACTTTAGCATTTTATAATGTTCTTCCAAAATCGGGTAATCCTCAGAGCCAAATACACCAAGTCCCCAACGTTCAACTGCAACCTTTGTTGGAGAAGATTTACCCTCTGACTTTAATTGCTCCAAATCTTCTTCGTTATTAATAGCAATGCCATTAACCTCAGACAAGTATGTATCATATGTTTTACCTGCATATTGTTGTAAATTACAATGTCTGATATAATTTCTGATACGGCTTTGATTTAGATCTTTTTTTTTGCAACTATTAAGCAAGCTTTCCTGAATGTAGATATCGTAATGTAAACATATGCGCTTAATAGCTTCATTTGGATCGCCCAATAATAACGTATATTGTTCTACAAGGTTATCTAAACAATGATTACAAGTTGGTAAGAAATTATTATTGCCATTGTACAAAGGTGATTGGCTATATGCAAAATTGTTTTTTTGTGTGGCATATCTTTTGCCACAGGTCACACATTGATAAGGCTTTTTCATTAACAGTTCTTGTTCCTCATCACAAGAAATGGTTTTTATTACTTTTGGTTGTTCAATATATTTAGTGGTTTTAATACCAGATTTATTTTGTGTTGATACACTACCTTTTTTCCTTGGCATAACCAAAACCACCTCCTTTTTTTATTCTCTTGTTTGTTTTGCTTTATAAAAGCAAGACAATATAAAAATGCCGATCATTTAATTGGAGTTCTTAATTAAATTCTATACAATTAATACCATATTCTGCACAACAGGTATGTTCTAAGCGACAACCTCGTGCGTCCTTCCAACCACTGCAAAAAACAGCAACATCGGCTGACGAGAGTAATTCAAGTGACTTTCCGAGAAACCAAAGTGGTCTTGCATCAGCAGGTGCATTTTGGAAGAAAGAATCAATGATTTCTACATCAGCATGATACTTTTCTTTAACAGTATCTATAGCTTTTGCTCTTTCTTCTAGTATTTCCTTATCTGTTTTGCCACGCATAGGCTGTGATATAAATATTTTCATATTATAACTCCTTTTTGTTTGTTTAATTTTCAAGCCAATATAAAAGCACTCCTATTTTCAATAAGAGTGCTTACTCGCTCAAAAATCAAATTTATCCTTATTCTGACTAATTTTCTTTTTATCAACCCTAATATAAAATTTTCTTGTCACGTCAGTTCCACTATGGTTGAGCAATGCCGAAACATCTTCTAGTGACATACCTGCGTTTTTATATAGCGTAGCTCCAGAATGACGAAAATCATGAGCGTGTAACGTTGGAACATTAATCATTTCACCAATAATATGACACCAAGAATTTAATGTGCCATTAGTTACCTTATCAAACTTTCCGTCTGTGTAAGAAACAAAAACATAGCCATTGTCAATAATATTATTTGTCTTGCGGTACTCAAGTAAACCTAACAGCAGTTCCTTAACTTCTTCCGAAAAATAAAGAGTTACAACATAGCCTTCTTTTTCAACTACATCATTGACAACCCTATTGTCAAAATCAATTTGTTCCCACTTAGTATTCGCAACCGCATTAACTCTAGCCATTGTAGACAATGAAAATAGAGCATAACACTGATATTGTAAAGCCCTATGTTTCTTATGATGCGTGTCAGCGTTTTCTACTAAGTTTTGCAAGGTAATTCTTAATTCCTGTACCTGTTCAACAGTTAAAAACGTCTGAGTAATAACATCTGTATCTTTCTTAGGTCTGTCCATAAATTCCATTGGGTTTTCTGTAATTAACTTCTTCTTACGCAGAAATTTATAAAAAGCTGAAATTGAAGCCATACGCCTTTTCATACGTCTTGAATTATTACCCTCAGTTTTACAAAAATATAAAAATTCAGTTATATCATCTTCCGTTAAGTCAATAATACTTTGATTGCCCTGATTTTTATATATGTATATCCACCAAGACTCTAAATCATTTTGATAGCCTGCGATAGTCTTTTCGGAGAGTTCTCTAAGTGACATATCAATTTTATATTTATTCCATAGTTTCATTGTCTCGGAATTAATTTTTGAAAGTATTTCGTCATCATGTACTTGAATACGTTTGCTTTTCTTAGCCATTTAACCTCTCCTTTCTTCTCATCTCAAGCTTTCTTTAGAGTGCTGCTTTTAGCACTTATTCTTCAAATGGGATTTCTTTAGCGTGTTGCCCTCACACTTAGCCTTCTTTATTTTGCCCACAAGGGCTTGAATTTTGTTTTTTGAGTAATACAAAATCCACAAAACCATAACTCCATAACTCGCTGTTTTTCTGTCTTTAATCGTCTTTTGGAAACAACAAACCTCACCGACCACCTTTTTACAAGTTAGCCCTCTTGTACATTTATACGGCATTAAAATACCCCTCACTGGGACACATTGCTAAGAGGTGCGTGAGGTTGAATTACTTTGTAATTAAAACTAAGGATAGTCAACAAAACTTTGTCAACTATCCGTGCAAAAATCTCGTCAGATTTTTCATTTAAAAGACTCAACGTGGTACGCATTTTTAAGAGGCGTGTTGAGTTCTGTTTTGGCTGTCAGAGTGAGACTCGAACTCACAACCTCCGCATTAACAGTGCGTTGCTCTACCGATTGAGCTATCCGACAATATGCAGGATAACGCTTGCTATCCTGCAAAATATAATAAAAGGAGTTGTATTTAACTACAAATTATTCGTTAATTGTAAAACCAAAATAAAGCTTTGGGACATAATCTTCTTCAGTAAAATCCTTGCCGACAAAATCTCGCTGAACGAAAACAATACTCTCATCACCAACAATTATTGGCTTATCGTCACGTCTTGCTCTTTCACAGAACAACTCGTTTTCAAAAGTTGAAACAACAAATTCGCCACCATATCCGTTCCACTCAGGCGGATCAAGAGAAATAGAATTAATTTTAGTCTTATCGTCAAATGATAAAAATTTCTTGATAATCTTACAAGCCAACTTGTAATCACACAAAACACTAAAGCCCTCATTTTCCAGATATACGTCTATAATATCCTGCATAAAGGTATCAAAACCGTTATAACTCTTTTTAATCATCATAGTATTCACCTACTTTACTTTTATATCATAGTTGGCAATCTTGCCAAATTCATCATCAAATATAAACAGGCTTGCACCCGTGTCAGAAGTCTTGCCTAAAGACATAGCATAGTCATCAGTACCTACCATAGAACGTATTGTAAGCACCTCTGAATGTTTTGCATTTTCCTTTGAGGTCTGGTGATGCACATGACCTGCCAAAACGTAATCAATGTTTGTATTGTACGCTCTTGAAAAAGAACTTGTGCAATTCTGTAAATCCTTTACTTCACCATGACAACCAAGCACGTTATAACCCTCAACATCGCTGAAACAAAAGCCTGTTTCATTCTCAATTATATTTACATTTCGATTATATTTAAGTCTTTCCCTTATGAAAGCAATAATCACCTTTGCCATGTTTTCATCGGGAAAACTGTTCTTAGGCTGTCCGAGAAGTCTAAGTTGTGAATGATTGCTGTCCTTAACCATTTGGAAATTCACTTTCACATATTGCGAAAGATCATTGAGCCAATTGGCAAGAAATTCAGCATACTTTATTGCCGAATCTATGACACCATATCTAAGGTGCATCAGTTGAGAATTTAATCTGAGAAGTCCCGATATGCTGTCACCAAGTTCCCAAACATTAATTTCTGCCAAATCCTCTTTGGCAATTATGTCAACAACTTTTTCAAGCATACTCCACATTCTGCGTTCAAATATCTCTGGAGAATATTCGTTTATTACATTGCCAAATAGATCTTTTATGCAAAACTCTATGCCAAAGTGACAATCAGTAAATGCCAATATCGCAGATTTGCTATTATTTACTCCCGACAAATAATCAGGAACTATAATAGGGTCTATATCAGAAATTGCATTGACTATTTTTTCAGTTATCAATTCATCTCGTGCATTTTCCCTAAGCCACCTATTATTCTCCAACTTCTCTGTTTGAAGTTTGTATCGCTCTTTCTTTAATTCACGAATTTGGTCTTGAATTTCATTAAGGGTGTTTTCTGTATCTGCAAAAGTTTTCTGATTTGCATTGAACATTTTCTCGAAGCATTGAAATTTCTTACGATAAGTTGACTCGCCAAAATCAGCATTAAGTAATTCATTTAAAATATCTCTAACATCATTCCAAGTACCTATTTTTTCTTTGTCTTTACAAATCCTAAATATAAGTTCGTCATCAGACTCGCCTTCAAATCTTTTGTATGTAGAAATTTTAAATTCCTCCCATTATGCAATTTCGTCTGTCTGGTTTACAGACAGTTTTACTTCCTGACCGTTGAAATCTGACATAAGTTCCGCAAGGGCAATTTCACCCTCAATATCTTCAACACTAAATGTTATTTTCCGTTCTCTATGTTTACAATGCCCTGTACCGACAGAACGTTCTTTTTTGTTATTTTAGCCATTTATTCTAATCCTCCAATTCGTCAGCCCAAGTTGACACCCAACCTCTATGGTTAGTATGTAACTCGCAAATCTGACAATGTTCTTTTCCTGAAAAATGATTTAGATATTTCTCAAATCCACTTGCCTTATGATTAGGTAAATCAATTTGTCCTGTATGCCCTATGCAAATTGTCTTGCAGTTTTCACCTATTCTTGTTAAAGTCTTTTTAAGATTGTCAAAAGTTGCGTTCTGAGACTCGTCAATTATAATAACTGCGTCCTTGAAGTTTACACCTCTGAGGTAAACGTCCGTAAGAGGTTTGATATAGCCTTCTTCATACTTCTCAGAAACAAGACTATTTGTACATACAGCCGTAAATGGATTTATACCAAGTGTCTGTAGTGCATTATAGAGTGGTTCATAGTAAACCTCACTCTTTGAAGTTACATCACCGGGTAGAAAGCCCAACCTGCCTTCTGCACAAGGCGAAACAATATAAATAATCTTTGAGAACATTTGGTACTGCACAAGTAAATTTGCTATACCAATGGCAATAGTAGTTTTGCCACTTCCACTTTTGGAATTACAGAAAATAATATCATTGTCCTTGTTCCAAATTGCATTAGCAAATTCTTCTTGTTCTTTATCTAATTGTAGACTATAAAACAGATCACCGTCAATTTTCTCAGGTGGGTTATCATACGAGGTTATTGTATTATTATTTTTCTTGCCCATGATAACACCGCCTAATTAATTTCATCAAACGATGTGACAATCTTATCGACCACTTTGTACTTCACAAGTTCATCACGAGATAAATACCAATCTTTATTTCTATTTTTATTAAAAGTCTTTTCATCAATGTCCGTCCTTGCGAGGATATATGACTTCATGCCCTCAAGCTGTTTCTTATAATTTTTCTGAGCTTCCTCAATTTCAGCAGCACTACCCTGAAAAGCAGCAGAGCCTTGATGAACGAGCATTTGGCAATGTTCAAACGCATATCTACGCTTGCCAGCAAGAAAAATAAGAAAGCCTGCACTCATAGCAACACCCATTCCAATAGTAACGATAGGAATATGACTACTCTGTATCAGGTCACAAAAATAATTTGCCTGTTCTATATCTCCACCATAACTATGAATGAAAATAAAGATTGGCTTTGGATTTTTAGTTTCTCTTTCTTCCATGTTCATCTGAATAATAACTTTGCTTAATTCAATGAGGTTATAAAACTCATCTACCTCGTAATCAATAAAAAATGTTCTGTTTTCTCTCGATTTCCAATAGTTATACTCTTCAGGCGTAGGATATGTTCTCTTATCCAAACTATCCACAATGGAAATTGGAAGTTCTTCTGTTACTGTCATAAAAAATAAATTCCTTTTCTAAATAAGTTAGTGGGATATACCCACCCTTACAGACGTGCTGTAAGATATTTTTTAATCAGCTCTGTACTTGGCAAGCAGATTAACAACCGCAGATGTTTCCTCTGCGTATCTCTTACCACGATTAGAGCCATTGTTTTTCAGACGGCACGTTTTGAAAATCTTAACGTTCTTAATGTTCTGACGAAGATAATCCGCCTCGTCCTTTGTGACGAAAATCATGTGTAAAATAACCACCTTTTCAATTTTAATTTTGTACACAATGCCTATTGAATGTTGACTTTGTGCGTGCTAAAATATATTATGGATAAGTATATTTATTATCTATATCCATAATAAGAAATAACACCATAAAATAAAAACACCTCGCAAAAGCCCAATAATAAAGGGTTTACGAGGTGTTTGACTATTTTCTATTTAAAATTGACTACTTCACATTATATTTCTGGCTTTAGCCATTGATTTTCTTTGATATTCAAGTTGTTTAATATGTTGACATTTATCACATCTTTGCTTATTATTTGCTTTGCTATCAACCACAAACTCCTTACCGCAATCACAGCAAGTTAAGACCTTGGTTTTGATTTTTTGATAACCTTTGCAATTTTTACAGTACAACTGACTATTTGATCTCTTATAAAATAGCCTTCCACAATTTTCGCAACGTGCGTATTTTTTACCTCTATACAGCATATATTCTTTACCGAGTTCTCTCATGTCGGTAATTTTTAGCACTATTAGAGAACTATCATCAATAAACTTTACTTGAAGATTTGTATTTCCGACAGCCAATGCTGGCTGTAACATTCCTGCTTTAACTAACTTATGTATCATCATTTCTTTTTCATATCTAGTTTTATTCACACTAGATAGAGAAAACAGCATTTTGTGGCTAGTACAAATCCAATTATTATTTCTTGCACAAAGAATATTTCTATATTTAGCAAGGCACAATGCCGTAAAAGCTATTCTCTCAACTGGTGGGCTTTTAAGCCTTGCTATATCTTCAAGTTCCTTTTGTGTTATGCCAATGTACTCAATATTAATTGGTGGATTATTACGTGTTCTGTTAACTTGTCTTTCAACGCTTTTCTCCCAATCAGAAGGTCTGTAATTTATACCTGTTGATTTGATAAAATCAGTTAGTGCAGTAATTATTTTAGATTTTTTATACTTCATTACATATCGGTAATATTTAGCCAACAAAAACAATGATTGTGACGGTTTTACACCTAAATCTTTACTTTCAATTATTTTTTCTGCCTCAGCAATTTCGTTTAAAAATATATCCATTTACACACCAATCTTTCTTACGGCTTTTCTATATTTTGTTCCACCATACTCAATATCTCCAGTTTCATCGGGTACATAATAAGACATCTGCCAATCATTTAATCTTAAAAGATTTTCAATAATAGTGTCACCACAAATATCCCATACAAATTTCTTAGATTTCTCTGTTTTATAGCATATATCAAGCAATATATCACACAACACAAATTCATCTGTGCAAATCTCAGAACATAGCTTACGACAATTTTCTGTCATTATCATCTTGTCATTATCAATTTGTTCTTTATCGAAACGTTGTTTCTTAGACAATACCATGTATTGAGTTATATCCCTTGTATAATTCTCATACATTTTTTTTAATTTTGGATAGTCAGAGTATTTATCATTTTGTCTGCATTGCATAACTTTATAATCAAATCTAGCTGACGATTTAACTTCCGTGTTATAATTTTCAAAAGCCAACTCAACAGCCCTACAAATACGATTCATGGTACAATTATTAGCACTAACAGGCATTTTTTTGTAATACCAATCCAAATACTTTAGCTGATCTTCCGTTTTATCTTTAAGAACCTCTAATTCGGAAATCGTCATGCCAAATAAATTTATACATTGAGCATTATTATTTTCAATATAATTTTTATATTTTGACATTTCCTGCGGATATATGTAACACATAAAATATGGTTTCTTATCAGCAATGATTGTTTTGTTAAATTCCTTTGCGACTCTTTCCTCGTCACTATCATTATCATTGTAGCTTAATGCAAATCTGTTGTACCACGCCTCAGGCATAGGCTTGGATATAATACCTTTTGCCTTGTCTATCGTGTTCTGCTGGATAAGCTGACCGCACATAATACGATAATCTAGTATTTTGTATTCTTTGCTTTCTTTTGGGTATTTTACCTGAACATCGTACATTGCGGTTATCCTATTTGTGACCTTGCCAATTTCCTCACCAAAGCTGTTGTAATTAGCCTGCATTAAATTAGACTCGCAAATGATTTCTTTATTTGCTTTTTTTTGAACGCACATAATTGTTTTAGTAGGTCTTGTATTTCTCAACAATATTGGATTGTCTGTTGTTATAAGACAATCTCCGTCTTTGTCAAAGCCGTTCAACGCTGCTGCCATACTGTCATGACAGTTGACAATATTAACAGTTGCCATGTATTTATACCACTCTGACATCATTTTATTATCTGTGATGTTCATAACCCTAATATTATTATGACAGCTCATTGGCGCTCTGAAACAAACAACCCTATCAGACCCATAATCAGACCAATATTTTGAATACATTTCTCCAGCTTTAAGTAATCCATAATCATCATTCTCAACTTTTACTCCAAATATTTTTTGACACAAGGCAAATGGATCGCCTGAAATAACAGCATAATTGCCATGCACTTTAAGTACACCGATTTTAGCCTGTGTAATTTTTTTCTTAATCATATAGTTAATACGATTTATAACAAATGGGTCATTTGCCATACTTGGCTCTATCATAACCGACTTAGTAACATTATCAATCTCATTTAAGCTAAAATCTTCATCTGAGGTAGCCCCATTTAAAAACAATATAGTTTTGTCAATATCTCCGTGAATTACATCTTTTATTTCATTAACCGTAGGGGCTATCAATTCTTGAATTTCCCCATCTGTTAACTCATAGCTTTGCAGGAATTGATAATTCATATTACGTTCATTTTCAAGTTTCTCAGGACACACTTTTGTTACTCTAAAGCCATATCCGTTATTTTTACAATTTCCCAAATACGAATCAATATTGTCATAACTATCCCACAATTTTAACATCGAAGTTGTAAGTATTAAGTCTACATTTTTTATATTATGTTCATTTCCCCATACATCAATAACAATACAATCACCATTTTCATTGAATGTACCATATTCATAGGCAAATTTATGAAAGTCAAACGTGAACACCATGCCCTTACAAAAGCTATTTCTTATGCAGTACCCACTAGGTATATAGTCCTCAAGAACATCTTTTGCCCATATCTCCGACAATGTAGGTGTTATTAAACCATAACCGTCACTGTCATTTACTTCTATAATTTCAGGATTATCAGGCTCAGTTAATACAGGCTCTCCGTCAAACTCATCTGTTATTTTTATAACCTTTTCTTTGCAAGTTACAATCAAATCATCTACCACAAGAATATCTTTTGGATGTGTCACAGGCACAGAAGCTGAACAAGTTAATGCTTTATAAGCTTCAAACTTAGCAGGCACAAGTTCCTTGTTTAAGTTTCTTCCATTATTCATGCGTCTTGTTAATTCCTCACATAATTTTATATGCTGTGAGTTCTTTGCGGCAGCATAAATAACTGTGTTCTTTTTTATACCATTTGTTGTGCCTATAAGTCTATTATAGTACGTTCCGTTTATTCTAAATCCGTAACTCAGCTTAAAAATATCTTCCTTATTATTCATTATAATCGCAACATAGTCAAGTTTACATTGAATGTTATCTAAGTCCTGATAACATTTCTTAATTTGTACACTCGTATTTCTCGACTTTGGCTGCTTTTTCAAAAGCTTTATTTCTCTCTTAATTTCCTTTATCCTATCTGCGGTAAATTTTCTATCTAATGAATTTATCTCGTCAATCATTTGTAAAATTTGTCCGTCAGCAAGAGAAATAATTTCCCTATTATCTCTAGCTTCTTGTATAGAGATCTTTAAATTTTTATCAGGTGCTTTTAAAATTCTTGAACTGTGCAACTTAAAAATAAACTGCTGATACATTTGTTGTTTAGCCATTTGTTATTCCTCCCATATATTTATTAATTACTGCCTTTTGTAATTGCTTTGAAAAATATTCTTTAATCACCGAAACCAACTGCTGATTGTCCGAATATTTAAGTGTTTCAATTTTTACAAATTTAGTTGCTTTTTGCCAATAGCACTTTCTGCAATGAGTTGAATTATTTTTTATCCTACGATTATACATCTCTGTTACACACACATCAATCGAATTTTCTTTGATGAACATTGTGAAAGGAGCAGTAATATCGCTTGCAAACTTCATCATAATCAAATATGGGGAAGATAATTTGCCTTCAAGTATGTCGATTTTACAATGATGACATACTTGTGCATACCATTCTGGAATAACTTTGCAAACCTCTACCAAACTATGAATATGTCGTCTCTGCTCTTGCTTTTTTAATTCCGCATTGTGTTTTTTTATTGATAAATCAATATATTTTTCCATGGTTTGATTCACAAAAGTAAATTTTCCGTCAAACATTACATTCTCTAAAGGTATTTCGTTAAAATTCCAAAGCAGTAAATTATTATAAGGTAACAAGTTTTTGTTCAAAAGATCTTTGACTTTAGACAAAGTATTGTTCTGATAGTCAAACATTGCATATGCAATATTCTCAATATGTGTCCTGCCAGTTGAATATTTTTCCTTACCGCCAATCCAAATGTCATTAATTTTCGCAGCTTGATACAACTCATGGCGTTCTATTTGCTCACTTGCTATTGGCGTACACTGAAATTCTATAACGTACTGTTGTCCTCCAAACTCAAACATGATGTCAGGTCTTTGTTTTGTTTCTTCTATATAACCCTCCATAACAGCCTTGACAACACCGTTTTGTTTCTTAATCCAATTAAATAATGCTATTTTACCTTGAATATGTTCTTCTGTTTCGGGTTCAGAGTAAATTGTCTCACATTTAGTTTTGTCTTTGTGTCTAAAATAAGGGCTTACCAATTTGCCATGACAATATTCATACTTCCCATGACAAACAGGACATTGCAAAATTCCTTTGTCCGCCCATTTTTTCAAAGTATCTCTATCATACTTATTGTCATAACAATTTATAGGTTGATTATTAATTTCTGCCGTAAGCATTTATATCTCCTATCTTTATATCTATCATAATCTGCGTTCTATTGTCAGGAACATACATTAATTGTGTTAAATTTTAAAGAGTAATACTTCACAAGTAAAATTATACTCAAAACAATATAGCTGTAAAATTAACATAATTAATGTACAATTTTAACTAATCTTTATTTCTCGCAGCTAAAAGCTTTTGTTTATGTTCTTCTGATATGACCCTTTTAGTCGGGTGAGCGTTTCTAATACTAATGGCTTTAGCAGGAGCAATAAATGTAGCTCCAATAAACGTACCGTCAGTGTGTCTTGTTTCATCAATCTGTTTCCAACCTTGCTTTTTGCATTTGTTGGCATACTTCTCAATACAAGTATACAAATTAGCGACCCACTCGCCATTCTCGCATGAAATGTTAATTGTAACCTCACGTTCCTCTGCGGTTACTTTACTTGTTACCGTATATGTTCTCATAAATTTAACTCCTTCTCAATTCCTTTATAATTTCGTTGCTAGCTAACACAAATTTAGTAAACTGTTTTCTATCAGATAATATTACATCTTTCTTAGTCTTAGCCTTCTTCCTAGTCATTTGATTATGCCAACCTCTTGCACTATTTATTTTCTTGTAAATTATAGACAGTGTGTGTGCGTAGTGTGCCGATCTATCTTTCATAATCTCTGCCAATGTGTGAACAATAAAATCAAAGCTGTCCTCTGAAGTAAACTGTGTAGCATTATAAGTACAATCATCGTCAGATGTAAATCTATCCCCATTACCTACACAAATCATAATCTGATTACAAGCCTGAGTAAACCAAGCCTGATATACATGATTATCCGCAATAGCATTTATAATACTAGGTTGTGTTGTAGTGCAATCACAGTTATACTTGTCTGTAAATTCACTAAGAGCCGTAGCAGTACAGAAGCCAAACATTGAAGTCATCTGAGTATAAACTCTATGCAACATATCTACAAACTCAATAACCTCACCTGTAGTTCGCAAAGCATTATCCTGTAACTTCACTATAAGCGGAGTGCTAATTTGTTTCTTCCATATATTTAGAGCCTTTTCATTTGGTATTTTCTTAGCCGATAATGCAAGTAACATATTCTGAAGCTGAGTAACCGTAGCTTGTAATAGTTTTAATTCATTGTCTTTTTCCGAGCCTTCCATGATATAGCTGCCTGTCCTATGTATGGTTGGAAGTACCTCATCAAATATCCAACTCTCAAAGCATTCTGCGGAAGGGAGTTTACTATGTACTATAAGACGATAAACATCACCCTCTGAGATGAATTTTGTTTTCTGCACACCTCCAGCCGAAGGGGTCGGTAAAACGCAGACCCCCTTACAATGAGATGTTATTGCGTCCGCTGGTCTTGCATACCCCAACGCCTTTGCCACGTCAGAGCCGCAAAAGTAAATCTTGTTATCAATATCTACCGTTCTTACCTTGCCAAAATCTTTGCTCTCGAATACTGTTACCATAGTTTTGTTATTTTCTGTCATTTTAATCTACCTTTCCGTTTTAGTTGCTGTCATATAATTTGTTGTGTATCATTTTCTTTTGCCAAAGCTCTAGTTCCTGAACGCTGTTAAATCTAGGAATATTGTCTTTGTTTATATGTATGTGAAAATCTCTCAGCACTCTAAGGCACAATCTAACTTGCTGTTCTGTAGGCGGTTGTTTACGAATTGTCTCGTTATTGTTTATTCTTTTAGCTTCTGCGAGTACACCATTGGCATACTCACTCTCTGTAAGTTTTGTTAGTTTAGGCATTGTTCATTACCTCCATTCCTGATTTTATTTGTATGTATCGGTCAACAATTTCCTCGAAAATATCTCTAAGAGCTGTATCGCTATCAATAACATCTATCATTGCTACGTTTTTACAATCTGTTTGTGATAACAAATAATTTTCTTTGTAGGAGTCAAGGTCAATATCGTAGTCTGACTTCATCATACTGTAAATATCACCATAAATAGATTTTCTATCATCATCATTTGTATAACCTAAGATCTTTGCAAGCGAAACAATTTTCTGAGACATCTTGTTTTTCCAAGAAGAATAGTGTACAGGTGGAACAATAAGCATTATTTTCTGCCACATACGAGAAAGCTTGTCTTGCATTGTGGTGTTCTGTGCAGAAATGATTTGCAACTGACGTATAAGCTGTTCATTAACTTTATTAAGCTGACCCACTTCATTGGCAGCATTAACAATCATAGAATATTCTTCTCTTGATAATGTTACGGTATTTAAACTATTGGAGATAAGCCTATCCATAATCTCCCAACACCAATCCATGAACTTATCTGCTAATGGTTGCCTAGACCAACGGCAAATCTCCATAATGCCTTTGCGGTTGTAAAGTATTCTTTCACGTTCAACATACCTATCCCCCTCAAGTACCCCTAAAGTGAGGGTGGTTGAAAATTTATCTATACGTTCTCTGTGCTTCCTATGAATGTTGTCAATAGCCTTGGTAGGGTTACTATAACCCAATGCTCTACCAATCTGTTCTCTTGTGACAAGATACTCATTGTTGGCGTTACCCCAAAAGTCACAAGTTGTGATTTCATTAAATACGTCTGTTTCTACAAGTTTCAAATTGTTCATTGTGTTGTCTCCTTTATTTTATCTTACATATAATCCTCTGCGTATGTATCGTCAGTTTCTGCAAGCATAGCCCAATACTCACTGCGAAACCTCAAATATTCTTCATTATCGTCCAAAGACTTGTCCTGAGCCTCGTATGTATAATCTTCAGGGAATAGTTGTTGCAAAGAAGTTGTTTTGCGATTTCTACTCATTATTATCACCGTCCTCTGTGTTAAGATAAGACTCATTATAATCAGTCTTAGAATTAGTTTTTGAAAAAATTGTCTTATATTTCTTAGTTGCAATAATATCGTTTTTATCAGCTAAACTGTTACTGATTAAATACTCATTAATAATATCTTCTATCATATTACGAAATTGCGGAACACACTGATATGGGGCAAGAGGATAACATTTATCCAAACAATTTTCATACAAATAGTCTTGTTCTATCTGGTATGTATCAAGTCCGTATCTGTTAGCAAGCTCTTTAAGAATTTCTCTATACAATGCACCCCTAGTAATACCAAGACTATCTTCTATTAATTTATATTTAGGGTGCATACGACCAAACCATGGACTATATGTTTTCTTGGGTAATTTGTTTTTCTCTAATTCTTCTTTAAGATTTATTACCTCTGCTTTTAATTCTTCAAAAGCCTGCGTATTATATGTACCAGTTTTACGAAGCGAAGGAAGAACCTCAGAAGTTACCCAGTGTTTGAAATTCTTTGCGGTTGACAATTTACTTCCAAATACAAGAGAATATAGACCGCTTTCATTTATAATTGTCATTCCATAGTGGCTAATATTTTTAAGGTCACCATTTTGGTACGCTTTAAGTTCATCATAGTTTAAGAACCTTTTATCTTCAATATCTACATGATCTTTTATAGCGTTAGCTAAAGCCTTACTTTTAACTTTTCCATTTCCATAACCCAATATCATTGCCACGTCCTTACCTACAAACCAAACTTCTCCGTCAATCTCAACCGTTCTAAGTTCTCCAAAGTCCTCGTTTTCAAATACTATAATCTTATTATCTGTCACGTTTATCAATCCTTTCTAATTTTCTTGTTCTTATGTGTCATTAGTAGAAATTCATCTACCTTATAGGTGTACTTTAGTCTGTCAACAGCTTCTCGGATATGTTGTTGTACGTTCAGATCTGAACTAAGCACATAAACGTTAGGAGCATTATAGACCTTGCCATTCTTTTTATAAGAGCCTGTAATATGCTTGACTATTAGCCCATTATCACATAATGCCTTTAAATAGTTGTCTAACTGTCTGACCGACATATGCAATTCTTCTGCCATTATTGTTTCTTTCTTGTAGCAACCACAAACACTTTCTGTTATAGCTTCTGTGTTCTGAAAGTTCCATGACTTTATGTATAGGTAAACACGAAGAAGTATTGACTTAGACAGCCTATTTGAAATAGACATTAGTTTGTCCCATTCCGTGTCATACAATATTACGAAATTATCTGGAGGGTCAAATACCGCTTTGTTGACCTTAAATCTTAAATGAGCATTTGCATTGACGCTATTTAATGATTTATAGTCACATTGGTTATCCCAAGTCAAATCTGACCTGTCAATAAAAATATTGAAAAGTGCTTTTATCCTATGAGTAATTTCTCTGTTACCTTTACTATAAATGGAACAATGACACAATTCCAAAATTTCATTTAAAGACGTGCTAGTCACTTCTGTTCTGGCGTTATATAGGTAGCTAAGACAACGATATAATAAAATTTCAAAGTTGTCTGCTGAGTCAGCGTATATATACTTCTTTGGCATTTTTACAAAATAATTGTCAACTATAATTTATCACCACCTTTCATTATTAGTTCTCCATTTT